TTGTGCGAGAATGAAAGGTATGAAGAAAAAACTGACTTCTGCCAAAACTGCTAATGATCCAGATAGCAGAATCAATAAGTCATTGAGGGTTCCCAACTTTCTTTGAAGGTCTCTTAAGATCGCTTCCTGGATTCTGACGTTCGTAGCTCTTTCTTCCTTTTTCATTCAAACCACCTTCAGGATTTTTACCAGATTTCTTTTGCCAATCCTCAGTATGTAAGAATTGTTCACCTGGTTTTACTTCACTAATAAAATAAGAATTTACTCTTGCTCCTGGGTATACTTTATCAATCTGATCCTGAACTTCTTTTCTACTTGGTTTTGATACAGTAGGGAAGAACATCTTGATCATATAAACCTTTCCTCTCCAGGATAAGGTTACACTAATAATGTTTCCAGTTTTAGCAGGAATTCTGATTGCCTCATTTACTTTATCTGGGCAAAGATCCATACCATGAACAGGACACTCTTTACCTTTTTCGGTATGAGAACACTTTGGAGTTTCTTCTTTTACACAACGATTGTAAGTTTTACCAAACAGTTTTTGTGTGCCTACTTTCTTATATCCCTTCCAGCACTTCTTACCACCCTCAGAGAGTTCTGTTCTCCAATCTGAAAACTCTTCTTTCTTTGTCTTGTTTCCCCAATTGGCAGCACCAACTTTACGGCACTTAACCAGAGCACCTGAGGCATATGCAGAAGGCCATACAGAATAACGAGACTTGACCTTGTGATAGCAAGCATCTTTTTTGCCTTCATCTACAGTCTTTCTACGACCGTAACGATCGGTTTCTTGATCGTGCTGTTTTGGTCTATCGTACTTTTTCTTAGCAACTCCAGACCCCTTTTTAAAGTCAGAAGGATAGGTTGCTTCTGGTAATGTTTCTTCTGTCTTCACGTTAATTGCTTTCCCTTTTCTATCTGGATTTGGGTCTTGGCGATTCTTACGACGAAATGCTGCTTCCTCTTCATCTTTGGAGAGAGCACGCTTCATTTTGCTGGAACCACATTTTGGTTTAGTGGTTTGTCCTGGTTGTCTTGCACAGGGTTTTCCTGCATACTTTCCACCCAACTGAACCCAGCCAGGCTTGCCATCACTAGACTTACTCTTGCCAAACCAGTCACGCAGAGAAGAATCACCACTCTTGTTCCCCTCCGAGACGGCACCACCGTTTCCGTTCCCGTTTCCGCCGTTTCCGTTCCCATTACCATTTCCGTTTCCATTAAGTGGTTTATCAATACCAACCTCTTCTGGATCTTTTCCATTACCAGAAAATCTCGCAGTCATCTTCATTCCCTTAGAAATGGGTTTGCACACTTTGTCGGTATAGCAGTAGTAATATCCTGCTTTACATTTGCCGCTTTTAGACATTCAATCGAGTGGATATTCCCTATTATTTAGCGAGAATTTAACTAAGACTCTTCTTTATTTGATTTCTTTAATAATTTTGCCAAGTCTGCAGTAGAACCAACGAAAAGTGCATTATTAACTGTTGATGGTCCTTTTACTTGAGTGTCCTCTTCAACTTCTTTCAATTTCTTTTGTAGTTCCATTAATTTATCTGTCGCATCTGCAACATTTTTAATTAACTGACCAGCTACTTCATATGCTCTTGCCTGTTCTGTTTCTTGCGCTAATTCAAGAATTCCGTTTATGGCTTCTTGTCCTTTTTCAATCAAAGAATATAAATTTCCTCTTGTATAATCATAGTCTTTCTTAATATCTTCTGGCGATTGACCAGTCTTTTTCTTGGCAGGAGTAATCGGTGAGGGTTCAACTTCAACGGGAACTACTTCTCCATCTACGTCAAATGTTTCGTTTAATTTATCAAAGTTTTTTGTCATACTCATAACTATCAGAAGATACTACCACTAAATCCGAAGTCATCACCCTCTTCTATGAGAGCATCGTCTGCAGAATCAATTACAAATATTTCTGCTCCTCTTAAATGCTCTGCTGCAGTAGTATTGTCCTGCCCTCTAAGTACAGTAAGTTTGTTTCCACTAATAGTTTTGATGAACAGTTCTTCTTCGCCAATATCAATATAAGTCTTAGCAGTCAGACCACTTGCATCTTCAACTTCAATAGATTTTGCTGCTTTGGTAATATCATCAACCAATGTAGTTGCGGCGGGTCCAGTATAGTTTTTGGTTGCTCTTGGAGTAACGGAGTATGTGAGAGATCTTTGAGCATTTTCTGGATCTCTTCCAGCAATATAACTGACAGTAGCTTTTTTGATAATATCTTTGGAAGCAGAAGAAACAGGTCCAAAAAGATATGTTTTTGCTGTAAATCTTAGTGTGTAGAGTAGTACCCTGCGAGAGGTATAGTCCCCTTCATAATCATCTTCCATAGTGATGTTTTCGAGAACTACTGGAACATCTCTTTTTTCTTTTATTGTTTCTACTAGTTCTACAGTTAAATTATATGCTGGTTGGAAGTAAGGTAAAATTTGCTCAACAATTTGCAGCATATCGTCATTCAACTTAGTCATAACACTAAGTTCAAACTGCATATTATATGGAACTGGTACATATGATTTCTTAACTTCAGACCCATCCGATGGATCTTTCACAACAAATTTTTGAGTTGTAGTAATTTTTCTAGTCGGATCATAAGTCAATCCAATAAACTCAAAAGACATTCTAGGCAAAGACATTGCCGTAGATTTATTAAGATCTGGAGATTGTTCTAATCTCGCAAGAAACTTCTGAGTAGGACCATACGCCAAAGGTACTTTTACAACAGATCCTTCGTTCTTGATGCTAATATCGTTAAAGAGAGTACCAAAAGATATAATGGTTCTCCTCAAAATTTCGTTATAAAAATACTCAAACATTGTTTAGGTCCTATTATGATATTATTTACAAGATTAAATATTATTTATCTGTTAAGGCATCCCAAAGGGATTTTGCTCAGAGAAGTCAATAATTGAATCTGCTTCAGTTTCAATGTTATAATTATCAGCAAATCCATCATCGGTTGGATTAGTGTCAATTATTCTCAGAGCAAATGATGCTCCCGATTCAGATCCGACAAGATTTTCTCCAACTTTGAAATCTCCTGTTACATGAGAAACTTCCAAAATATTCGTAACAGAATTCCAAACTCTAACTCTAGCCTTAGTTCCACTTACAGATCCTGTAATTAGTTCATTGTAATTAAACGATCCAGTAGATCCAAGACTTGGATCAGAGATTGTTATTGTTGGTACTTCGGTATATCCAAGACCTGCATTTGTCAAGTTGATTGAAGTTATAGTTCCTGCAGCACTAACAACAGCAGTTGCTGCCGCAGATATAGTAGAACTTCCAGTAAATGTAATCGTTGGTGCAGTGACGTATCCACCACCACCATTTGACATAGTTACAAATCCAACAATTCCATCCCCAATAAATGAAGTAGCAGCTGCACCTGTTCCACCTTTACCTCCTGTAAATTTGACGCCAGGTGCAACAGTATAACCAGAACCAGCGTTTACAATATCGACATTCTGTACGGATTTGAGTGCTGGATTTACATTTAAATTGCAAACATTAATGCCACCAATCATTCTTGTAGTTACAATACCCGTAACCCCTCCACTTGGTGCAGAAGAAAGTTGTACTGTTGGATTTTCTAAGTATCCTCCACCTCTATTTGTTATACTTACTAAACGAACTCCACCATTAACAATTTGTGCATGAGCAATAGCAGTAACACCCACACCAACAAGAGTTAGTGTCTGTGTTGGTCCAAGAATGGTATTTAATCCATCAGATGTTAATCCATCAAGTTCGTTTCCAACGAGATTATCATCAATCTCCTCAATATCCGTATCTATTACTTCATCTTCATATCTGAAGAGTTCACATCTCAATTCATAAACATAATTTTTTTGAAGTTGATAAAATGGTTTTTCATGTTCTACGAATTTTACTTCGTATAAACGATCACCCAATGGAAAATAAACCAAATCTCCTTCTTTTGGTCTACTTGATAATTTTATATTTGCCTTTTCTTTGGATAGTGGTTGAATATAATTTTCCCACCTTTCTTTTGATATTACTAAAGTTACTTCTTGAGTTTGTTGAATACCAAATTTTGAAAGTAATACAGAATTATCGGAATATCCTTCAAAATTTTGAACGTATGCCTCTATTGGATATGCATCATCGAAAGATGATTGTATAACCTCTCGTATAACTGAGTTTTCAGTAATGTATTTTCTAGGAAGATAGTGAACTTCTACACCATACATCCTTAATTGTTCATTTATCAAGTCTTGAACAAGACTTTGCTCTCCTCTGGACCCTTGCTGAAAAAATGGATTAAGCATGGCATTAACCGATCATGTCTAAAGGTGGGAGTTCATATGTATTAGACATTTTTTCCATCAAATCATCAATTTCTTTTTGAGCGTCATCATAAATTTGTCTTCCATTGAGTTCAACTCCACCTGGAAGTTTTACTCCTTGGAACTTAATAAGGTTTTGCCCCCACTGTTTTTTAATTAGTGAAGTCAAATACTTCTTCAAAAATGAATCGTTATAAACTTTAGTGTAATCATTTGGATCCATTAATCTTGTGCAATCAATTACAAGATAATCATCTAAAGATACGCTTGCCCAATCAATATCTAAGTATAATCTTTCTCCTCTTTGGTTATATCTTATTTGTTTTTGTGTCGTGAGTAAAAAGTCAAGATCTTCTAAGTACGTTTTTGTCATTGCATATGACAACATCTCAGTTGATCCCCAGTAGTAAACATCATTTAAGAACATCTGATATTTAACACTGAACATATTATTTGTTGAGGTATTCGTACCATCAAAGTGATATATTTTTTGAACTCCAATTACCGATGGTGGAACTTGCAAATAGTTGCTATTTTCTTCGTATGAAAAAGTAACAGCAGTGGTTGAAATTCCAGAAGATGCTGCTGCAGTTCCTGTAGTAGTTACAATACCGATTGGATTATCTCCTCCTCTTCCTCTACCTCTATCAATATCATCTTGAGTGATTTTATATTTTAAAAATGTTTGAGTTACACCGTCAAAATGCCTCTCATGAAAAAATTGCAGAGCATCATCAATCAGGTCATCAATTTGCTCATCAGCAACATTAATTTCTAAAACTGGTGCTCCCAGTTGTCGTTTACAATAGCTTATTAACTCAGACCTACTACTTGGTTGTGCCATTTATTCACAAGAGTTTTTCCTAAGTGTATTTAGGTTAAATCTTTTCAAGCGTTTCTTGCTGCTTATAATAAAGTTTGCAGAAAGACTTTGCAATATCTCTCAATTGATCGATACTTTCACATCCATCAATTTCTTTTGCTATTTTTTGATATGCAAAACTTTTTGATAAATTGCTAAGTGTAATTGAATCAGGATCCATTTAATAACTCCTTTAGTAAAGACTTGATTTCGTTAATATCACTCTTTATATTAGCAACTTCTTCTTCAATATTTTGTACTTTTTGATTCTTTTCACGTTTTACATTTCTTCTGGAAACATATTGCTCATATTCGACTGAATTTGAATTTACTATTGAATTTGTTTTTGGGTCACGAAGCAAATCTCCGTGACCCTCAACTCCATGATATTCTTTCATATTATGCTAATGCGATTACTCTCAGATCTTTCATTCTTGGAACATAAACTTGATTGGTTGATGACATAACAATTTTAATCTTATATGATCTAAATGCGGGGAGATCATCAACACTAAATGTAAATTCACTATACTGTAATTGCTCTCCCTCAAAAGATTTAAAATTGGCTTTAGGAACACTCTTATCAGATCTTCCACTATTTAATGCGGAATTGATTACTCTTCCTCTGCGATCCAAATTATCAAATCCAGGGAATGGTTCGAAAATTGGATTAAAACCAACCTTGTCACTTATTGCATAGAATGCTCTAATGTCATTATCAAGATTGATATGTGCATTGACAAGTATCTTTAATGAAGATGCAGGATTTTCCAAGTTAATTTCTTTAGAAATATATTGGAACGCATGTGGATCTTCAGTAAGTGTATTCACTCTTGGATCAGTTACATAATCACTGATTGGATTATTAACTCTATTTGAAGTAAGAATTGCACTAACTCTCTGGGAGTCAATAACAGGACTTACTCTCGTATCAGTAGTTGTAAGAGACATTCTCAGATTCAGAGATTTTGCTCCAGGAATATTGGTAAGTTTTGCATCTTCATTTACTTTAGATGCAACCATTCTTGGAGTTTCAAAGTAATTTGATTCGTTAATTGTTACAGGTTCGTATCCGGCATCAACATAAGGAATTTCGGATCCACTTATTGATTGACTTGTTAAAGTTCTCATTTCAGCGGTTACATTCGTTCCAGAAACTGTTAATGTCTGAATTTGAGGTGTAGCAATTTCAAATGGCATATTTTGAGATGCTCTGATCTTATATCCACCTGTTGATTTTGTGGTAGTTGGATATAATTGATGGAATCCTACATTATCACTTCTGTCATCATTGTTAGAATTTATGAGTTCAGATGTATCTAACTTAATAGTGTAAGAATCATATGTTATTGGATTTGTTACAGTTGAATCGGACAAGTCATGAACTTTATTGATTCTATGTAAATTAATTCCATTAAGTTCATACTTATAAACAGGTGTTCCTACAGGATATACTCCTCTCTGATTGGATCCTCTAACAATATTACCGCCAAGATTATTTCCATCAACAGTAGTATATTCAATAATTTCATCTCCAATGAGTGCATATCCCACATTAGTAGTTCCCACTCCAACACCTTCAAATTGTGCAAATGAAGACGCATCCTCTAATGTAATTGGTGTTGTATCTCCAAGAGAAAGAGCACCAGTTAATTTAGTTGGTTTTACATCAGTTTCTGCTCCAGTTATTCTAACTAAGTTGTCATCAAAATACATACCATGATTCTGATGGTCAACTTTGACATGAAGTCCATCACGATCAACATTAATAGTTGAAACTTGAATATCGCCACCATTATCATAATTTAATTCGGTTGAAATTCCAGAACTATTTGTATAGAAAATAGTATTAGCAGATCCAACAATCCACTGACCCTGTACATTATCTAATATAAGTTCACTCGTTTGACCAATTGCAACAACAGACAGTCTTGCATCTCTACCGACAGAAGAAATTCCAATTGTAGAAATACCTAAAACATCTCCAACCTGATATCCAGATCCACCATTAGAAATAGTTGCTGCTGCAGCGACACCACTACTAATAGTAACATTTGCAGTAGCACCTCTTCCTTTTCCTGTTAATGTAACAAGATTAACACCATTAAATGTTACGCCTCCAATACTAGGAGTATAACCAATTCCAGCATTGGTAATACTTAAAGTTCCAGTAACACTTCCTGCAGTTCCTACAAGATTACCAGTTGCATTAGTTCCAGTCTGAGTGAAGGTGTTTCCATTTGCATATCCAGTATCACCTAAAGTAGTTCCTAGACCAACTCTAATTTGTCTTGACTGGAAGTTCAGCGATTGTGGCATGAGAGTTGGAATTTGACCATTACCCTCTGACAATTCTGGATTGTAGAATTCGACACTTCCAGCTTCTACAAAGTCTGCTCTATACAAGGTGAATTTAAGATCTTCCCATTGACTTGGTTCCCAAGTAGATGCGTTTTGTGATTTAAAGAGTGAACCAAGATATGGTTGGTTAGAAATGAATGTATCACTCAGAATATCATTCTCTCCGATTCTAGAAATGTAAACACTATATTTCGTAGAGTTTGATGCCAAAGCAATCGCATACTCAGTATTACCACCAGCAAGATAGACTGGTGCCTTAAATTCAAATGTAGTAGCAACTGATCCATCAGCAGAAATATTAACGTCAGACGGATCTAGAACAATCTCAGAGAATGGAAGAACATTTGGAGTTGGGAATCCATTTTCCATTGTTCTGATCTGGAAGACAACTGGAATATCCATGTCATCTTTAGATTGGAAGAATACATCACACTTTGTAATGAATACCCCAGTATCATCTTCAACCAAGAAAGATTGTGCAAGGGGATCATACCAACCAATAATAGCTTCTCTTGTACTACTGGTAGATCTACTTGAAGTAACTCTTGTTCCAAGATCTCTATTGACGTTTCTTTCTTGGAACTCTCTTCGCCTTTCAATCCTAGCATTTCTGAGAGAAATAATATTTTCTTGAACAGTCTCAATAGTTCCAGATGAAGTAAAGGTTTCTTCTGCAATGGTAGTAGCATTATCTACATCATTATCTTCATCATTTGTTATTGTAAAGGTTTTGGTTCCCGTTTCAAATTTTGGATGATTTGGATTATTTGGATCGGGAATATAGAAACTACCAATAAGAGTTGCTGATAAATCAGATACGAGTCTGTAATTTGTTATAGTTGCAGTTGCACCACTAGAAGCACCGACTAAAACCATTCCCTCTTCAGCCCATCCATAATATGAACCTTGAACTTCATTTGAAAGTGAAAAAGTATCAACATTCAAAATACTGGAAGTTGAAGAATAATCTGTTGGTAATGTAGTACCAGTATATGGATTTTCTGGATATGTTACTGTTGGAGAATTGTAAGGTCCTTCTCTATGGTTAGATTGTGCTACTCTAAATCTGATTTCTGGAGTAGTCGTAGTATTGTCTTGATCTAATCCAGTTTTTTCAACTCTTCCAATTACAGTCTCCCCTACCTCAAAAACTCCATTGGTCATGGAAATTTCTAATAATTTAGGTATACAGTATTTTGTTACATCATAACCATCAAAGAATGTATAGAGTCTTGTCAGAGGTTTTACTTTCTTAGAAACGAATTGTACGTTTCTAGATCTCATAATTGCAACAACTTCTCTATTGACAACTCTATCACCAACAGACTGTCTTTCAAATTCTTCGTGAACGATAGTCCTTATTCCATCTCTTCGATCAATACCATGTTGAATAGTCTGCTGAAGAGTTTGTGTGGTTGTAGTTGTAGTTGTTCTTTGAATTCTAGCAGCAGGACCACCTCTACCGCCATTAATCCATCCACCTCTTCCAAAAACGTGAGAACTAGAAGATTGTAAAGTTCTAGTGCTGTTTCTAACAGTGGTTCCAGTCCATTGAGTATTCCATGCATTCCATACAACAGGAGAAAATCCAGTTTGTGGATCTACATTCAGAGTTCTGGCAGCATCTGCCAAAGTAGTGCTGTAATTTCCTTCTGCCTGGATAATCTTAGCTTCAAGTCTTGTAGTGTCTACCCAAGTATCAGTTGCTGGAGTTAATTCCAAAGTTCCGTTCCAAAAACTAATAAGGAATGGAGTTACACTTTCAGTTCTAGTAGCAAATGTTTGTTTCAACCACTCAACTTCATTATAATCAAGAGTAATGACATCGCTGTCTCTTCTTACATTGACACCCTCAATTGTAGAAAATTCTAAGTCTTCATTAGGATCTAAACCTGTGACAGGTCCAGGAATTAAATCAATTGAATTTGTGTAGTGTCTTGGACGTATTTCCTTACGTTTTCTATCAATACTATTATTGATGGGAATTTCACTATCTTGAGGTCTGAAATCATTAAAATTATCAACAAAGAATCCAGACTTGAATCTATTTAATCCATCTTGGTCTGGAACAAATAAGTTTACTGTATTTGCCTCAAGTAAAGAAAGTGAAGTATAATATTCAAGATTCTTAATTCTATTCTCAAGGTCTTTGATATCGACCATTCTATATCTTTTATGCTCAAGGAATGAAATATCTGCATCCTCGTTATTATAAAGATATGGTGGAAATACTACAGTAGCAATTTCCAGTGCTTCATCAACTGGTACAGGAACTTCTGGATTTTCCGAAGGAGTTCCATATTTTACTTGGAACTTTCCTTCTTTATTTAAGAAAATTCTGTCAATTCTACCGAGATAGTAGTTAAAGTTGATCAAAAGATTTTCGTCCGATGCCAAAATATTTGGAGAAGAATTTCCAGATTGATTAAACGATCTTCCAAGGAATTCTAGTGGAGATCTCTGATCTGCAGATACTGTGTAGTTTGATACTCTAGGTCTTATATCGATGATATCGGCATTTAGAATACCTTCTACTGCCATTATCTCTCTAGAATAACTAAAATTCTTATAAGAATTTACAGTGGTAATATCTCCATCATCAGTAGAATCGTATGAAGCACTTGTAAAGTAAACTTTTAATTTTTTGGTTGGTTCAGATGCTTCTGGTCTTCTTGTGATTGAAGCATAGTTGTAAATAGTTGACTCTTGTCCAGTATCAAATGTATAACTTCCTGATATTTCAAAACTATTTGCATCTACTCTTGTAATAGTTCCAGTTGATGCAGACTCTTTGAAAGAAATTCTTTCTCCCTCTTTAAATTTAATATCATTTTTGTAAACAACTGATATGACAGTATCTGAATTTCTTTCAACATAAATTGCAGTAGCACCGCTTGTTTCTCCTACTAAAATTTCACCCAGAGTCAAATCTACCGTAGTTGTAGATGGAGTATTTAATGCTTCGAGGGTTAATTTTGGAGCAGATGGATCATTTGTATCAGAAGATTCAAAAATTCCATGTATTTCAATAACATCTGGAACGTTCAGAGAAATTGTTTCATCCTGAACTCTTGTTCCAAATGCAAAATTGCCATAAGTTAATCCATCATTAAGAGTTGTATCACCAGTTCCAGATCCAGAATACTTGGATTTGTCAATAATAATAGCGTTTGTTTTATTTTTATTTTTTACTTTTGCTTTTATATTTCTCTTGGATAAAGTTGCAACTAGTGTCGCTCCAGTATCATCAGAACCCAAATTGCGAATCTGACAGAAATCACCAGAACCAAAGTCAAACTTATCTGCAGTTAATTCTTCTGTAGATCCATCAAATCTTACTAAGGAATATCTTGCGGGAGTGAAAGGTAAAAATACTTCACCATCTGCCGCTCTTGGTAATGTTCCTGTAGTGATTTGATTATTTACAATATTGACTGTAAATGACTTTCTTATAGTCAATGATGCATTTGTTAAGTCAACGTCAGAAACGTTTCCTTTGGGTAATCTCGTGTAAAGTGTATTATCAGTAGATTCCTCTAAATTAGTTTTTAAAATTTTGAAATCTGTAACATTTAATGCTGATCCTGGGAGTTTTCCATCTGCAACTCCAGAAACAGTTGTAACACCCGAAATAGTAATTGAATTAGTCGCTACAGACTCAACTTTAGCGAAAATTGGATCATCTGATGATGCTATATCAGTATAGGAAATTACATCTCCAATGACAATATTCCCTGGGAAGAGTGGATTTGCGCTTCTGACAGTGCTTTGCCCATTTGTTAATCCTGGACTGACAGTTGCGATTCCGACATTAAATGCTGTAGATTGAATTACATCTGCACTAAATGTATTAATTCCAATTGTACCATCAGTTGTTCCAAAAATAGATTTTACTTTTGATATTCCGTGTTCAGTTACTGCAACAGCAATTCTTCCATCGTTTATTCCATTAAAAATCAAAGATTCATTTTCGATAAAATTACCACTCTTTTCATAAACTGTAAGAGCAACACCAGCTGTTACTGGATCTTTTAAGAAAGCAGTAGCTCCACTATTAGCACCTTTAATATGAGTTGGTACAGTAAGAGTTACTGAAGAATTTAAAGTTAAGTTTGTATAAGTTTGAACATCAAATAATGAAAGTCCCCACTCATTATCATCTGCATTTGAATCACTATATGTTCCAGATTCTAATTTAAAATCATATACTCTTGCAAGTCCAATCTCATTGCCTGGAGCTACTTCTTGACTAGACCCTATCCTAGAATCTCTTAAACTAACATAGTAGGTATTTCCCAACCCTATAGTTGGAGTTCTGTAAACTCTATTGACGTTTAATGATGATCCAGTATTATAAATTAATGACTCGTTTTCAATCAATCTGGTTGTTCTTGGTTTTTCTACATCAATAAAAGTAGGTTGTAATGTTTCTACTTCATAACCACGAACAAATGCTCTTCCTGGTGAAATTCTATAAACTCCTAAATCATCTGAGGGTGTTTCTCCATTAGAAGTTAATTGATTTTCTCTATATAACCCTCTATTACCTAGATTATCATTTAACGAATCAACAACAGAAATGTCAAATGGTTTAACGTAGTAATCGCCAGATTCTGCAAATGTTCTTCTTGCTAATGTATCTTCAATATTATTATATCCTGGTCCACCACCGAGATCTCCTCTTCGTGCCTTTGTCCTAATATTTCCGTCAGTTACAGTTGCTAATTCAACAAAGTTAGTATCATCAAAATCGTTAAGTGCCTTTTTGAATAGACTTACTGAAAGTTTTAATCTATCTGCACCTGGTGCTGCATAATTATTATAACCCTGAGAATTATCATTCAGATCTTCATCAAGGTCTGCATTAATAATCTCTTCATTTACAAACAAACCAATTCTATAATTAGGTTTGCTGCTGTATTGATCTAATATTAAAGTTTCTCTACTAACATTTACAAAATGACCTCTTACAAAATAAACACCACTTTCAATTTGAAATGAAGATCCAGTCGCAGCAGCTTCATTTGCAATAGTGATTGCGAATGGAGATCCTACTTCTATGGATGCATTTCCTATTAGTCCAGAAGTAATAATATCACTGCAAGATAATTCTTCTCCATCACTAAAGACTTGAGTAGAATTATTTGTAGTGCTAGAACCTAAGTAATTGATATAAAGTGTTAATGTATTTCTTTCTGAGTCTTCGGGCAGCAGTATATAATCAACATACGCAGTAACACCAGAGGTTAGTCCAGTAATTTTTGTTCCAACCAATTGATCCGCATAAGCAGAAACTGGTACTCCTTGGTAAATATTTTCAAGTTGAATGCAGTAATATAATTGACTATAACCAGTATTTCCAGGAATTACCTTTTCGCCTTCCTTAAAGAAGTGTTGACCAAACTTTTCAATTTGGTTTTGTAATATAGACTGTAAACTAGTTAATTCTCTAGCCTGAACAGGATATCCAGGTTTAAATAACACCCTATGATAATCATTCGCAGGATCAAAATCGTCAAAATATGGAGCTACGTTGAGATTAGTTTGCTGTGGCATGATTTTTTAGAACTGCAAAATGACTTTGATATCTTCTTTTTGGTTTGATGACCTTGTAATAGATGGTCTATTATCAACATAGATAATATTTCCAGTATATTTTTTCACTTCAGGATCAGCAAGACCATTGGTATATTCCTGACCAAGATAGTATGTACGATTATTTATTACGGTAGAGAGACCTGTGAATGAAGTATCAATTGCCAAATTTGCCCCAGATGATGGGATAATTGTAAGATTTCCTCCTGTACCAGGAGTACTTGTAAACTGAAGAGAATCTAATCCATATGTTGGATTAGTTACACCAATTCCTGCTGTGGTAAATCCTGCAGTTGTTCTATCTTGCCAATACTTTAAAACACCTGTTGTTTGATTGTAACTAATTACTCTGCCAATTGCAGTAGAACCTGCAGAAATAGTTTGAGTTACGTATGAATCTGCATCGAAAGTTGCAGAACTGTATCCAGTGCCTGTCAATCTGAGTGCAGCAACTGCACTAGCTTTATCTAAAGTTAAAATAGAAGAATCAGATCTTCTTGGATTTTCTACAATACCAATTCTTGCAATTTGATTTCCTGTAATAAAGTCTGGGTTAGAAATATCATTTTCAATTCTTGAATACATTAAAACGTTATAAGCACCCAATTCTCTGTAAATATCTGCACCATGTCCTCCTTGTGGACTAATAATAACGTCAAAAGTAGGTCTTGTGGTCCCTGTTGGAACTCCACCCCCTTCTAAATCTATGGTTCCATAAGTGTAACCAGAACCTTGATTTGAAATAGTTACTGATTGAACCTTCCTATCATTATTTGTTACGATTGTACACTCTGCTCCAGTACCATCACCTTTAATAGGAACTCTTGTATATTCTGTACCACCCTCTGGTCCAACAGCAATTCCTCTATTTGTAATGGTTGCAATTTTAATAGATCCATCAACGGAATTATCTCTTACTGAGGCATTATCAGTAGCAGTAGACCAATCTTGAGGTACAGGCATAAAGTCTGTAGATTCAAATTTTATAATATCACTTGGTCTAATTGTATAAAGATACTTCCAAATATAACCATCACCACTACTTCCAGCTGATCTTGGTTCTAAATCAGTAAATGTTGGTTCGTCAAGAGATGGTCTACCATTTGGATTATCTGGATCCGTTCCGTTTTGAAGGCAAATATAAACTCTATAGTCGCTATTTAAAACATAAAATGCCGAAGAATATAAGTTAGTGGCACCTGATATGGGAGCGGTATTAGATCTACTATAATCATGACGATACATGTCATAAGTAGTTCCCGATGACCAATCTCTCTTAGATATAACCTGCCTCACATCAGAAGAAGTAATCTTCTTTAATGCGATCATAGTATCCCAATAATCATTCTCCTCATTGAAATTATCTTTGGGAGATGGTGGATTATTATCCCAATCTGGTTGAAAATTGGGAGCATTAGGTAATCCAATAAAAGAATAATACGAATTGCTTGAGGATTTGACTCCATCCACAAAATTTTTCGCATTTAATATTCTAATCTGGTCAGTTATAATGGCAGCCATTGGATACAGGTTTTTCTTTATTTATTGGACTTTTTGGTCCTTTACTATTATGCTAATGCAAGGGAGGTAGAACCAATACCAGCAACAGTGAATGTTAATACTCCAGCACTATGCGTTATGACTACGGGAGTAGTTGATGCTGCGCCAATAAAACCACCAGTAGCAGTAATGATTCCAGAAGTATTTAAATTATAACCTCCATCTGTCAATCCAGATGCATTTCCAGTAACATTGCCAGTTAAACCACCAACGAATCCTGTTGCAGTAGCAACACCACTCAATGTAAGATCAGTACCAGTGGCACCTACTGTAGCTAAACTAAGAGCAGTGGATGCTGTACCAGTTAATGGTCCAACAAATTCAGATGCAGTAATTATTCCAGAGGTATTTACGTCAGTGCTTGCTCCAATTCCAGCATTTACTACGTGTATTCTGCCTTTCATAGCAGCGTGTGATGTACACACATACTGTAGTTCGGATGCCTCATCCATTCGAACATCCCAGAATTGTGTTCCCTCTTGTAATGGATTGTCTCCAGAAACACCGTCCCCTGATGTTAATGCAACACCCGCCACTGTTTCAAGTTGAAACGGATGAGCATTCATATTATTGATAAATCTGTATCTCTGTCCCCGTAAAACAGTTATTTCTGGATTTTGTTCTGTTCCATCAAACCCCTGACCAGTGAAAGTATAATATGAATTTCCTCCATCCGCACCAAGAGTCCATGATCCAACATAAGTTACATAAGTTGCCGTTGTAGCAGTGGCAGCATTACCTGTGATGTCAGAAGTAATCGTTGCTGGCAATCTATCATCACTAATAGTTCCTGTAGTAATATTTGCAGCATTAGAAAGACGATTTGCTGTATCTGCAATACCGGTAAGATTTCCATAGAAATTAGCAGCTGTTACTGAACTAGAAGCAGATACATTAGCTGCATTAACATTACCAGTTCCAGTATAATCACCTGCACTAATAGTAACAGCAGTCAAAATGCCAGCTTGAACATTGATGCCGCCAGCAGTTACATCAATTCCACCAGCAACAACATCAATACCAATATTAGCAGTAACAACACCAACAGAATCTACATTTTTAACATCTTCATAGGTTAATGTTCCTCCAATAGTTACACTACCAGAAAATTCTGCCGATACTGCAGTAATTACTCCCACTTCAATATTAGGAGTTCCTTGTAATGCATTCGCAATAGTTGCTGTTGTTGCAGTACCTGTTACGTCTCCAGTTAATGCACCTACAATAGAATTTGCACTAACATTTGCAAATGTTGATACTCCAGAAATAACATGAACATTTGAAGAAATTAGATCGGGTAATCGATCGTCACTAATAGTTCCTGTAGTAATGTTTGCTCCATCAGCAAGAGTGGTTGCATTACTTGCAGTACCAGTAACATCTCCTGTTAATGGTCCACTGAACGATGTGGCAGTTACAACGCCAGTAACATTTAATCCTCCAGCACCGCTAAGAGATGCTCCAGAAGGGATAGTAGCGCCATGAGTCAGTTCAACAGCACCTGAACCTGCCTCATTCTTAATACTATTGACTCTAATCTCAGACATCTTGATTCTAATCTTTTTTGCTTCTTTTATTTATTAAAAAATATTCAACACATTTAATAAGATAGTGGTTCCAGCTCCAACTGTCATAGTACCACCACTAGCGACTCTAATATTTTTTTCTCTTGCAAATACTAAATTTCCACTAGTGTCATCTGATGCTACAAGAATATTTTCCCCTGCTTTGACAATGATTTCCTTTGGTGTTTTAAAGAATGCGTTTAAAGATGATGCAGGATCTGGAGATAATGCAGTCGCAAATCCAGCTATTCCTGTTAATCTACTTCCATCGCCATAATATTTGTCATCTACAGTTAAGGAACCTGCTACACCAACAACACCAAGAGTAGCAATACCAGTAACATTTAGATTTCTGCTTATATTTACCTCATCATACGTAATATCATCTTTTACATATAAGTCTCCACCAACATATAAGTCGCCACCAGTAGTTGTAATACCGCCACTAGCAGACAGGGTTGTTATTCCTGTACTGTGCAATTCATAAAAAGATCCAATGCCAGTTCCAATAACATTTACTGCATTTGTTGCATCTGTTGCAAATCCAGCAGTATGTGCATATGTAGAGACTCCAGCAAGAGTTGCATAATTTGCATTAGTTGCAATACCTGCAGCATTTGCATAATTTGCACTAGTGATATTACCTAGAAAGTTTCCAGAAAATGTTGTTGCAGTTATTATTCCTGTTATTTCTACGTTGCCAACAAATTCAACATCACCAAGTGTTTCTAGAGTTTTAGTTGGATTTGTTGTTCCAATTCCAACCTTTGCCAGAGTATTAATACCAACAGCAGTTTCTTCCCAAACACTGTTTTTAAATGCTAAATTAGATCCGTCACCAAAGTAATCATAAATTTCTTCAAAATTAGTATTAATTTTACCACCGGCAATTCTGAGGGAATCACCTGTTCCATCATTTGCACCTATACCGGTGTTTATGCCTAATCTTGCCATTTATAGACCTTTTGGTTTAAAAATATTTAGACTATGTAGTTCTTATATTTCAAAGCAATATCTCTTTGAACAATATCCGAAGTAGAAATGCCAACTCTGAAGTCTATTTGACCAGAATATGATTTAAATTCATTCTGCTCAGATCTTCCAACTAAAGTTATTTTACCCCAACAGAAATCACCAAAATAATGTTCGGAATTAGTTGAAATACCTGCAGTATAGACATTACCAACAGAATCATAAGTAAATGCAGTAGAATCTTTTGTAATTAAAGTAGAATCATATGCTGTAGATCCAATACCAGTTATTCTGGTGAAAATTCTCTTAACAGTTGTAGTAATTCCACTAATTGAGGTTTCTACTAATTCAGTAGATTCTACTTGATATATTGTATCAATATTATCGGTTGCAACTCCAACTTGATTTACGAAATTAAAATCATTTGCTGCAAATGTTTCAAACTTTTCATTACCTTCTAATCTATTGATAGAGTTTTGAACCAAGAAATAATCACCTGCGGTTAATGAAGTGAGAGTAATTGCAGATCCAACAAGAACTGGATTTCTGAGATCTGAGTCAAAAGGAATGTGAAGATCTAAGATGATTTTATTTCCACCTGGATCAAAAGTAGAAGCACCATATCCGACAATAACTCCAGAATCTCCATTATATGAGAATACTTCATTTACTTCTCTCTTAACGACTGGTGGAGTAATTAAAATTGGTGGAGGTGTTATCTGAGAATACCCAGATCCACCATTTGAAATAGTAATACTAGTTACTACCCCAGCAGTCACTGACGCAGTAGCTGCTGCATTCGATCCTGTTCCACCTATACTTATTAATGGTGTAGATGTATATCCAGAACCACCATCAGAAATAACAATAGAAGTTATTGATCCTCCAGCAGAAACAACTGCAGTTGCAGCTGCACCAGTTACTTCTTCATTTCCAATAAGGACAACAGTGTTTTGGAATTCAAGAGAAGTGTCATTTTCATTTCTACCATCAAAGAATGGTCTAACGTGATTAACATAAAGAATAGATTGTCCTACTCCAACAGTTTTTATAAGAGATGCGGTTGGTTTAATAATTGGTTCATATAATTCTCTGTCTTTACCAACTTCTATACCATCAATAATCTTATCTTCAGTTTGTCTACACCAAACAACAGGACGTAGTAAGCTAGAATCACTATTTTTGCCAGGACCAAAGTATGGATTAGTATCTATAGAGTCAACAGAAGTTATTTGTACTACACTTCTTTCTTCTTCTTGGAAATAAGAAGGTTGACCTATAGAACTATCGTAACCAATTTGAAGATTATCTCCTGTTTTAACAGTTTCAATAATTTCTTGTTGAATAACATCAACATCACCACTTCCTTTATAGAAGAGAATCTTTACATCGTCCCCAACTTTAATTGATTCAGTGAATGTTATAGTACTTCCTCCTTCAAAAGTATATCCCTTTCCAGGAACTTGAAGTATGTTATTAACAAACACTAATAATACATCTTGAACATTAATTAAAGATCCTCGTTTCGCAACGATTGAAATTTGATTCGTTCCGACTGATAATGGGAAAGAATTTCTAGAACCATCAATATATTGATCAATACTATCTAAAGACTGTAGTTTTCCAACAGACCATCCAGTAAATTTGTCACTAAAAACTTCATCAACAATCAATTTAAATTCAGTGTATCCTGAAGTAGTTGGAATTCCAGTGAGTCCTCCAAATGGAATTGTCAATGATTCGCTTGGTTTAAATCCATAACCATATTGTTTGAAGTTAAAGTCAATAACGCTAGATCCTTGACCAACTACAATATCAACAACAGCTTCTGATCCTAATCCAGGACCAGTATTACCTGAAGTATATACAAGAGGAATATTTGTATATGACAGTGGATCATCAAACTCAACGTCAAATACTTTTTGAACATTTCCACATCTTGAGTAGAAGTGAACTCTTGTTGATAGTCCAACATTAGTTTCAAAATCAGTGCTGCTATTGATTTTGGTTACAAATGCAGAGGAATTTGCTTTAATTTCATCACTAGCTCTGGGGAATACCTCAGCCGCTTGTACTGTTCCTCCAGAATTATAGAAGTGAGGTGTTACATGAGAACCAACACCAACAGTAAATTCTGTTGTACTTGCAACACTAATAACAGCAGCACCACAGTAAGCAGGATCGGTGGATCTTGGATAATAATGTGTTCCAATACCTAAATCAAGATCACATGTGAATCCAATACCAGATAAAATAACTGTACTTCTTTGCCCTGATGCTTGCAACTTGTGATCAGCATCAGTAGTAATTGTTACAATTCCAGTTGTATTATCATAAACTGCATTTACAACATTTACCTGAGGTGCATAATCGCAAGTCATTGCAATTCCAGTGAATGTAATTTCATCACCTATGGATAAATTATGTGCAGTTGCTGTTGTTACTGTAGAAATTCCAGTTGTATTGTCATAAAGGAAGTTTGAAAGATTTCTAGGAGCATAGAATACTTGTCCATTAGTTACAGCAACTCCTGTAATATGACCGTCAGTTATTTGAGCAGTTCCAATTGCAACAATGTTATTAGCATCGATGCTCTTCTCTCTGATAGAAACATTTACAGTTTGAATACCTGCTCTGTAACCAGATCCACTGTTGCCAATTCCAATAGATGCGATTGTTCCTGCAGCAGAAACAACTGCTGTGCCACCAGCAGCAACTAAAGGTTGATATGCATTTCCCTTAGAATCAACAGCAACTGAAAGAATAATTCCTCCTCTTGGGAAACTAGAAATGCCAACATCATGTGTTACTGATTGAGGAACTCCATTAATTGTTGCTGTCGTTACTCCAGCACTTTCAGTCAACTTATAATCCTTAGTTTCTCCAGGACCTTGGAATATATCGTTAATTAAGAATACTGCGTTGTCTGCACTGATTCCAGAAACATTCTGACCCTCAGATTTGAGAATAAATTCATTAGTTTGAGTGTCAAAGTTTTCAGAAATATCATCAAAGATATAATTTTTGCTATATGGATCTGTAGAAGTATTTGGTACTCCAGAACGTAAGAAAACTCTTCCATGGAAACTTGAACCTGTAGATATTCCAACCCAATCAACCTCATCTGGTGGATTTGTTGTAGTTCCTAAAGGAGTATTTCCAAAAGGTGGTTCCGCAAAGTTAAGTGTATTATTAACAATATTAAAGTTTCCTCTGACTTTAGTAATTTGGGTTCCGGTAGAGTATCCAGCTACAAATGTTCCAAGTCTTGCTCTACGAACTCGTATCATGTTAGTAGATCCAACACCAACTGCTTCAATTGCCATGATCTCATTATTCATCTTAATGAGATCACCACCCAAGAAATCTTTAGTACTATCAAATTTAATTAAATCGTCTGTAGTAAATACATTCTCAGATGATCTAGTAGTTGTAGAAGATGCGACAATAGGAGATTGAATGTTATTATCAAGAGAAATGATACACTTGTTATTTGGATTTTGCATCACAAATCTATGTGATGTTCCAATACCAACACTTGTCAAATCAACAACTTCTGGAGCAGATTTTAATGCTTTTTCTGCGGTTGTTGCAATTTTAATTTTATTATTATCAACTTTTACTACATATAAATCTTCTGGAAGTCTGTTTGTAACACCAATACCAGGGAAACTGGTATTTGAAATTCCAATTCCTTTATCACCATGGAAATATTTAATTTTTTCTCCAGTAACGAAGAAGTGATTTGGAATAATAATAACATTATTATCTGTATCAACTATATTGGTGTCATTCCCAACAAATTTTCTTTCGAATATTGGATCTCCTCTATGAAAGAGTTCAAATGCTTTCTTAATGTCTCTTTCGGTTCCTTCATAAAGTCCTATTCCAGTTTTTACAGTTCCTTCATGGTAAGTAACAATAGATTGAGTGTCATCTTGACCTCTAATCGCATTTAAAAATGTATTGACTTTGACAGGAGTTCCTGGAATTGGTGTAAATAAAATCTGCACTGTTGCTGCTATACCGACAGAGTTTGTAAGAATTCTAGATCCTATCGTACCAACGCCGGCAGAAGTTTCTACATAAGCAAATTCTGTGTCATATGTTTCTGGATTAGGAATATCCTCTATATAATCATCAATTACAATAAATTCAGAGAACTGATAACCATTCGTAGATTCATCATGTGCCTGAATAAAGCAGTATGCACCATCATAACCAGTAAATGTATCTGTTTGATATTCTGCAATAACATGTTGAGTTGGATTGGCTGAAGCACTAATGGATGTTGTAGTTGTTTCCAACCTAGCGTGCTTCATGACATGAGTACCAACGCCAGTATTGCTAGCGTCTGCTAATCCAATCGTTATTGTATTAATAATTCCAGTGCTCCCCACCCCAACATTGAATCCTGGAGTAAAGTCTACTTTTAAACTACTACCTTCAAGATATGCATTATAAGTACCAAGACCTGCTACAGCAAATTCATTTAAAGATGTAGATAATGGAGCATATTCTACAAATGAAACATCAGTTCCATCGTGAACAACGTTTAATTGATTAAATTCATATCTATCAGTGTTATTAGTATCTGGGGTTAGTTCTATTAATACCTTTGCAGAAGAATATGTTTTTGCTATAGAAACAATCGTTGTTGTTATTCCAGATGCAAGAGAAACTGTATCATTTTTGATGACAGTTGGTCCAATGTTAGTTGTACCATATCCAATTAAATCATCATCTAAGCGATATGCTAAAGTAGAAACATCATAATCATTTAAAGCAAAATTAGTTGGATAGAACAATAATTGCCCAGAATCACCAAAAACATTAAAATCAAATGATCCTTGATCATATGCAGATTCCATTCTTCCATATTGATTAGTATAAGCAATTGCTCCATCATGAACCAAATCAACTATTAACAATTGTCTCTGAGTAGTATATCTTCTATCCTTGACAAGAGTCAGGAATTTCATTGCCCTTGCTCTATCAATATTGAATGAAGATACTACTTCATATGGAGTAGCTCTTGGATTACTATTAAATAATCCACTCATATCATCAATATTTAAAACTCTATTTCCAACAGATTCTTCAAAATCTGTTAAAGTTCTATTTGCAAATATTATTTCAGTAGTGAGAGTTTCATCTCCAATCTCAAAAGTGGATTCCTTAACAAGATCAAAATCATATACACAATTTAGATCAGCAACACTAATAAGATCACTTACAATTTGGAAAGAAGTAAGTTCTGTCGAAATACCAACTACCATCGAAGAGGAGTTAGGTGAAGACTCTAATTGATAGTCTGAAAACTTCTTAAGTCCAACAGTATGATTCAGTGCTGAAACCGATTCATTCCATGTCTGATATGGAACTCTAGATTTTAATGCATATGAGAAATTTTGATAATAATCACTATCTTGAATTCTTTGCAGATCATCATTCAAGAATCCAGAATTTACTTGCCATCCTCTAACAACTTTTGATTTTGCATCTAAATTCAAGAATCCTTCACTGTAATATACTTTAGAAGCAATTCCTTGTGTCTTTGTAGATAAACCCTTTACAATTTCTCCTTGAGAAAAGTCTTCTTTCGCAGATACTCTCAGAATTCCATTTCTAGGATCCCAGGACTCGACAATTCCAGCAGAAGATCCACATTTTACTTCCTCACCAATACCAAAATCATTAGTGGTCAAAGTGATATTAAACTGAGGGAAATGTTTTTCTGGAATAATTTTTGCTGCAGAATTATTAAGAGAGTCAAATATTCCTGGAGTAGTTACACTATCATCATAATACTCAGAAAGACTAAACGTAACTGTAGCACCTGCACCACCAATATTTTCATCTGTGGATACAACAGTGAATAAATTATACCCATACTCAGATGAGTTATATCCTCTTGCGGTAGATCCAACACCAATACTAACATTTTCAACCAAGATCTTATCATTGACCTTGAATGGGAAATTATTTGTATCACTAAACTCTTTAGAAAGAGTTGCAGTTGCATTTTTGTTTGAAGTATTATATGAAATTGTACTAATACCAACTCCATTACTATTATGTACAGGTATAATTCTAGGAGTTAAATTACTAATACCATAAGTATTTTTGAGTATTTTAACATCTGTTGTTCCGAGATCATACTGAAGATCTAAGTCTTCAACTAATTTTCCAGTTTCAGCATCAAAGACAAGTAACTTAGGTGATGTTAAGTAACCTCTACCAACCGAACTGACTCCAATAGATTCTATCGATGCCAAAGATGTAACCTTAATGACCTGAGGTAGATTAACACTTGGACTTAAGGTAGTATCCGTTGGGAAATCATATCCAATATCATTAATTTTTGTTCTCTTCACTCTTCCAATATCAGAACTATTTGCTTCTAAAAGAGCTCCTGTTCCAGTTTTTGATCTTACACTACTAATACCTGGTAATGAATAATAATTCTTACCTTTATTTGTAATGGATACTTGACATATTGGTCCTGTTGTATGAGTACAATCAGTTTTATAACTTAAATCTGAATTTGTTGAACTATATGAAGTTTTTTCTGGAATTTCTTTTAGTGTGTAAGTAAATTCTGTTGAAGAACCAATAGAAATTGAGTGTCTTCCTGAATAAACGCTATTCTCAACTTGAATCTGCGCTGCATTGTAAGATTCAAAATCAGTTACTACATTTTCTTTTCTCTCAGGAATATCGCTTTCATAAACTGGTGATAATTTATAGAATAAAACATCTGGTACTTTTTCATCAATTATTAGTGTTACTTTTGCATTAGCTGAAACTCCAACTTCTCCCTCTTTTATTACATAGAAATTTTTAGAATCATTTGGTTTATCCCAAATTTTTGCAAAATTTGAATTTACATAGAAATTAAAATCAAATGCTGGATATTTTGTGGAGAAGTTGATATATGATAAAGAAGAATCACTTAAATCAAAGATAATAGTAGAATTTTTATATACTTTTAATGCTGGGTTTATTGGATTGATTATTCCAGAGGATGCACTAGTAATATCAACAACGATTGGTATAATTTGAACTGCATTATACCTAGAGGTTGCTAATTTCACATTATTATTATCAACTCTGACAATAAAATAAACTTGATTATGAGTTAAACCACCAGATGCACTAGAGGAAGTGTGAATTACTTTATCTCCAGTTACAAATCCATGACTTTCGAGAGTTATTGTATTTTCATTGATATTCACATCACCAGCAACAAATGATTGTGGATTAATAATTAACTTTCTGTGATGATCATTATATTTTACAACATGTGTAATTGTATTTTTTGGATTTACTGTAATATTTACAGCATGTTCAGGACTTATTCCATGATTAGATGCAGTAGATACAGTTACTATGTTTCTATTAACTTCTGCGGTAAGAACATCATAATTCGTTTTAAAACTATGAATGACTCCAGTTCCAACGCCAACAAAATAAAGACTTCTAGAGTCTCTATACGTGCTTGCAACGCCTACAAAAGTGCCACTAGTATCTAATCCTACCCTTACAGTGGAAATACCAATTAAGTTTTCACTTACTCTAACTGCAAACAAATTCTGCCCATCACTGAGAGTAGTTCCTACTCCAACATTACCTTCTTCAGCAACTACAATTCCACTACCGTTACTAAAATTGTAAGTTAATACATCACCAGTAGCAAGATTGTGATTTGGATAGTAGATAGATTTTGTTGGAACAAATGTCTCAGTTAATCCAGCTCCTGGATTTGAAAAACTTATGGTCGTGCCAATTCCAACTCCAAAAGATGTTCCTAAGGCAACACTTTCACTGGGATCAAAATAAAGTTGTCTATTCTCTCTTATGCTGGTGTTATTTAATTTTTTCTTAGCACTTATTCTTATCTTTCTTGGATCCTCAAATAAGAATGTAGTTGCAGTATGAGCAGAACCTGTTGTTCCTTGAACCTCTCTTAAAACTCTAATTCTAGAAAGTCTGTGATCAACATTCAGAATTTTAACTTTTTCAGTTTGGATGTTTAAAATGTCATTTTCTCTTACCTTTGACAATTCTCCAATTACGCTGAAATAAGTAACAATTCCAGTAACTGAAGGAGCACTTATTCCATATCCAGTTGTATTCAATCCTGCAACTACAAGACGAGCACTAGTAATGCCAGCAGAATATGAATTTTCTAAGTAAGAAGAAGTTGTATTGAATCCAGTGATGTTGATAATATCATCGTTTTGTAAACTATGAGGAGTATCAGCAATAACCAAGTATTGATTTTTACCGTCTGGATAAATTTCAACTCCAGTAATAGTAGTAGTAGCAACACTAATACTATTAACCTCTTTTCCATCTACCAAAGAAACTACTGCAGAGGCACCACTTCCCTGTGTATTAGAATTATCAAAAACTACCTGATCACCAACTCTATAATTATTTCCACCACTACTAATACCAATAGAATTAATGCTTCCAGGAGCAATAGATTCAATGTCAATTGTTTGCAATAAATTATTGGGAATGAATGTATAAGAATAATTACTATCTTTTTCTATTAAGTTGTATGGATTAATTACTCTAGACCATTCGGAATTGCTAAGGTCAATATAGTCTTGATTTGCATTTCCTGAAAAATTAGAAATGTTTGCAGAATTTTTAAAAGAATTTCCAATTAAGTATGGGAAAATTGGTCTTCTGTATTTTGAAAATGGACCAGAAGTATCTGAAACATTACTAATTGTAGCAAAATATGCATAAGTTCCCTCAGGAAACTCTGGAGTTACACAAAAACGACCATTGTTTTCATCAAGAGTAGATTCACTTACAACATTTTTGTGCTCATAATCTTCAATAAAAAGACCCTCTGGGAAAACACTAGTCGGTGGTCTGTCTTCGGAAATATTTAATTCATATCCAGATTTCATTAATACTACAGATCCACCACTTCTCTTAGAATATCCATATGGTCCATATATTGGGTTTCCATCATATGCCCATCCAATAATGGGAGAATGGTCTGCAGAAGTAGATTCAATACTATTAATCTTTCTTAAATCAGTTTTACCATATAAAGTATTTCCACCTTGATCGACTGAGAATAATTGTTCTCTTAATTTTCTAGGGGAATATATGTGAGAATATTGAAGACCATAAGAATCATTATTTCCATTTGTAAGGAATCCATCGTCTAAAGTGAAATTATCAAAATGTCTCTCAAATAAGTTGATAGTCCATTTTTGTAAAACTGGTTTAAACTCTACTCCTTGACCAGACGAATTAATTACAATAGATGTTTCTTGAGTATAATTGATTCCTCCATGAACCACTTTAACTGAGGTAAATCTGCCATTTTCAATAACCGGAGTTAAAACTCCACCAATACCTTCTCCCTCAATAGTTAAATCAGGAATACTCGTGTAATTCTTTCCTGCATTTAAGATAATAACTTCTGTGATTCTTCCACCACTAACCACTGGAAGTAACTGTGCTTCAGTACCAGTAGTTAAAGTTACTAATGGAGTTCTTTCAAAATTAATAATTTCCGAAGATCCATAACCAACTCCATTATCCGTTAGATGTACTGAAGTGACTTCTCCTCTAAAAATGGGTTGAATTACTGCTTCAAAATTTTCTTCGCCAACAGAAGATATACCAACACTACCTACCAAAGAAACTGTAATGTCTGGATAGTTAAAAACCTGAGTACCAGAACCGCCGCTGGTTAAATTAACATATTCTTTTTCTTTGTAAAAGAGTTCTTTTACAGTTGAAACTCCGACATTAATATTAGATAATTTAAAACTATTATTATCTACTTTAGTTACATAATATTCAGATCCCGAATTCAATCCAGAAATTTCTGTTCCTTCAGAAGTATACTTTACAATTTCTCCTGACTCATAATCGTGGTCTTTTATTGTTATTACATTTGTAGCAGTATTAATTCCAACAGGAAGAACTGTTCTTTTTTTATTCTCATATCCAGATCCAGAATCTATTACACTAATAGAATCTACTAATAATTTTCTATTTACAGATTCTAAATTATGATTTCCTTCTCCAACAGCACTTAAAGTTACAGTGTTAATTCCAGCAAGTGCATCTCCTCTTGTTTCGTGTAATTTTACGGTGTTTGAATTAACAATAGAGGTATAGTAAATAGATCCTGTTGATATGCCACTGATTGCCTTTTGAGATCCTGTTCTATAAATTACTGGTTCACCCACTCTGAATTTGTGATATGTACTAAATCCTATCGTTGAATTTGTAGCACCAGTTGTGACATTTAATGTTGAACTAAATGGAACAGAATGTACTGTCTGTCTCATCGTAGGAGATGCCTTAGCACCTTTTCCATTTCCCCCAGTGATTTTAACAGTAGGAGCACTTATATAATCAAATCCAGGATCAATGACTCTAATTTCCTTAAGAACCCCAGAAAATGCAGCATATCCTGTAGCTCCAGTTCCAACCTGATCCGATACTATTAGAGTAGGAGGATTGACAACATCATAATTATATCCAGGAGAAGTTATATTAATCTTTTCGATTTTTCCATAATTAATTGAATCTCCCGATTTATAATTTAATAATTCTACACCATTAACAAATATTCCAGTGAATCCTGGATTAGTTGTAGAGGGTAATGTAGTTTCATTTGGTGGATTAATTTCTCTAAGAATCTTTTGAGATGTTAAAGTTTTATTCTTTAAATCAAATGGAGTAATCGTATTATTTAAAATCGTGACAGAATTTTCAAAAGTAATATATTTTGAATTATAAAGATTAGATCTACTTAATGCAAATTTAACTGTATTTCTATTAACTCTTTCTACAAAGTAAAGACCATCATCAAATAAGGATGAATTTCCATTTGAAGTATAATATACAGCATCTCCTGTATAGAATCCATGATCTAATGGTGAGATGGTGAGTTCATCTCCAATAAATGTTCCTGAAAAAGTGATAGACCTATTAGTAGTTACAATTGGTTGAGAATTGTAGTTTGGTAAAGATCCAGATGCAACTAAGTAATTATCTTTATTCTTCTTACTTCTGTATAAGTTTTGAATATTAGCTGTGTAAATCGAAGCATTTACAAAACTATTTGAAGTTACTCTACGTATACTCTTTTTGACGGTATAAGTAAGATTTTCTGAAAGTTGTCCTTGCCCACGAACTGTAATTGATTTACCAGATGGGATTCCAATTACAGTTGCAGTTTTCTTTTGTCCATTACTATAGATTAGTTCAATTCCATCACCCAAGTAGAAGTAATGATTTACATTTAAATTGAGATTATAAGTATTATCCGAAGAATCGAGTAAATTAAAAGTATTTACTTTATACGATGGAGAAACATTATATAACCAATTCTTTGCCTTAAATGAATCATCATCTACACCAAATGTTTTTATCTTCGCAGTATCTCCTCTTCCTTGGAGATATGCATTTTCAGTTACTTCTAGATCAGAAAGAACAGAATTAATTCTAACTTCAATAAGTTCGTTGTCATCAAAAGAAGCAGTTCCATACGCAAAAGTATTAATACCAATAGGTGTAGAATCTGGAATATCAGAATTTATATTTGTACAATCTAAAAATTGATTAAGCGTTTTTGATCTGTATGAAATAATTCCAACAGTATTATCTTCATAGTTCAGATATAATTCTCCATCAGATTCAAAACCGACAGTAGAATCTACTATAATTGCAGACGAACCAGCTGATACTTTACCTATGACTTTACTTTTTGGTTGTACCTGGAAATCTCCATAAATCGATCCAGAAACTCTAATGTCTCTATTATATCCTGCATCAAATACGAGTTTGTAATATGTTTGTCCAGCTCCAACATTTATCTTTTCAACAAAAGTAATTGGTCCATATGCTTTATTGATTTTGCTGCCATATGGATCTTGAAAAAGAGTTGATCCTTGGAGTTTTTCTGGATCTCCAAAAATGGGTTCGACTACCAAATCATTAGTTACTCTCCATTGTGCGTTGGATGGAGTACTTAAAAGTTCAGATGGTTTAACGATTTTTACGTCTTCATTATACAAAGCTTTGAATAAAATTTCAAAACCTCTATCTGTACCCTTAGCGAGGTAAAAATCTCTAGCATTCTTTAGGAATAATTTTTCATTCAAATCTTCATTAAAAGATTTATTTTCGATGCCAGGAAGTATTTGACGTTTTGTCTTTTGTAAAAATTCTTTTAAAAATAAAACGCTCAGATTTTTTACTTCTGAACCAGATTCATGACTAGAGGATTCTGAAGTTTTGAATACTAATTGATCAGTATTAAAATCATCTTTTAATGAAGTTACTCCACTAAAACCTCTTATACAACCTGTAAATGAAAAGTCAGTTTTTCCCGTATATGTAATAATTTCATCACCAATCTGCAAAAGACCATATGAATCAGGAAATCCTCTTGTGCCTTGGGGAGAAAGAGAACCACTTACAGTTATTGTTTCATCAAATTCATCAATTCCTACACCAATAAAAGCAGATTCTGTTAAATTTGTTGTCTCATCAATTTTTATATACTTGTCGATATTTTGAATTAAATCGACAGGAGCACCTTGAAATTCTTGAGCAATGTAGTATTGCTCTAAAAATTCCTCAATTAGAGGAAACTCATCCCTAACATAATTGGGAAGTTGACTTTTAACAATATTGTTAAGTTGTACTCTTTTTTCTGACATTTTAATATTTTACAGACTTAGTAAGATGAACCCGAAGAACCTGAACTCGAAGAACCTGAACCACCTGAAGTGGAAACTGGAGTAGAATAAGATGAACCTGAACCACCTGAAGTGGAAACAGTGCTAGAAACTGCTTGATTTGTTGTTGGTGCGGTAGTAGAAGGGGCAGCGGTGGTTATTACACTAGAACGTCCTCCAGAGCGTACCAAATTTCCGTTTGGATAACTAGAAGAGACAACATAATTTGATGCCGAAGGATCTAATCCAGATGAAATTTCATCCACAATAGTTTCAAAATTACTGTTACTAATATCTAGCTGCAAATACAAGTCCTGTAATCCGACAACATCATTAGATTTTGGAGAAACTGATATTTCAATAATAGTTTGTCCATCTTTTACTTTTCCACCCAAAATATTAACTGGATTTAAAGTAATAATTCCTCTAACATAATCAACTACACCTACATTTCTTCTTACGATAGTGGGACTTTGAGAATTTTCAGATGGTAGAGTGAAAAAGAATAAAGATCCTGTCGATCCGCCAGGATTTGGGATGTCAGAGAAGTAAATATCATCTTGAATTCCTGCAATCTTAAAAGCAGATGATTTTATGTTGTATCCATCTTGGAATTTAACATAAAATTCATTACCAAAACCAATTGAGTACTCAGCAAATGAATTTAAGACTGCTCTTAAGTCTCTCCTCATACTTACAGTCGTAATATTCGATGTAATTGATTCATGACTGTCATCAAGAACTTTTAAAAACTTACTATACTTAAATCTTGCACCATATCTGTTTAATTCTGTTGATTCTGAATACTTATTTCCATTAGTTTGAACTAAATCGGAAACATATGCTGAAGATGGTGCTAAATTTGAGTTAAAATAAACTTTTGAATCAATTTCAATAAACAAATACTTCAAATCTAGAATTTCTGGGACAATTCCAGCAACAGCGTACTTTCTTAACTTATTTTTTATGTCTTGCTTCGACAAATTTGAGAGAAAATCTCCAGTTCTTGGTTTTATACTAATAAAAACCTTTCCATATTGAGGCGGAACCAACTCCTCTCCACCAAAAACTGATATTGATTCCGTTTGAGGGTAGATTTGAGAAGGAATTAGAGTTTCATAGTCATTAGATGTGACCGCTCTGTTTTGAGTTGCATAAACTTTAGGTGCATACTTCCTAATCGACTCTACAGATTCAATATTTTCTCCACCAGTAGCAGGAGAGATCGTTGTTACAAGGGAAATGCCCGAGGTTACAATGTAATTTTCTCCATTTCTTGTATATGAAACATTTCCAGAGAAATTAAACTGATTTATTCCATTAGCTGCATCACCATTAGATACGATATAATTGGCAGTTATGAAATTTCCTTCTTTTAACTTCTCACCAAAGATGCCATCACCAAAAAATAGTTCATATCTTTCGCCTTCGATCTCTTGTAGGTAGTAAACTTTCGAATCTGCTTTCACATCTAACAGTTTATGCTGCAAACTATACTTAGTTTGAGATGTTGACTGTTGATTGTTCTTTAAAGTGACCGAAATTAAGTCAGTATCAACACCACTATTTGGTAAAATGAACTTTTGATTGGGAGTTCTAGTAGAATATGTAAAATTGGATGTTAAAAGAGATCCCTCATAAACTCTAATATCATTAAATGTAGCAATTCCATTGAAAACTGGAACTGTAATATCATCTAATATCGAAAAAATACGTGATTGATTACCAAATCCAGAAGTAGAAGTCACTACAGGACCTTTTTTAAGGGTAATACTTGCTGGAGTTGGTGTAATTGAAGTAGTATCAACGAAGAAACTTATAACCGCAGTTGCTGCCTTTCTAGAACGAGGTAAATATCCGATATTTTTTGCTAAAGATACGACATTTTCTCTTAATGTCGCACTATCAATGAATACTTCATTTGCAACCATGTTTGCATTATATGAAGTGATGTACGTATTATACGCAAGTACATCTAAAATCGTTGAAAGATTGGATCCTTCAAAGTCATAATCTGTAAAATTAGAGTTTGACTTAAGATACTCGACCAAGGATTGTTTTACTTGGTCAAAATCTAAGTTAGAAAAGTTGACTAGTGTCATTTTTACCTAGTTGGTTGCAAAACAAATTGTAATTCTTGTGGTGGAACGTCCGCTCCAATGATGTCATATAAAATAACAGCATCAAATGAATTCTGATCTGGGTTTGGATAGGCATTCACTGATATTAAATTCACTCTTGGTTCATTACGAGTGATCGATTCACGTATTTCATCCGCAACGCTAATAGCAGATATATCATCTATATTTTCAAAGAGAGAAGCAGTGATTCTAGACCCAAAGGTCTGATCAAAAAACTTCTCTCCGGGTACTGTAAAAACAATATTACGAATTGAACGCGCTATTGCAGACTCATTCTTAAGAGCAAGCAGATCTCCATTCAGAGGATTTCTCTGAAAAGTCATACTAATATCTTTAAAACCCTGACTTACTCTTTCTAGAGGCACTAAAATACAGCAATTTATACTTATTTATCAAGGATTTGGATCAAAATTCATTGAGCGGAATTGGTTCAGTTCCATATTCCCAATCATCATAATCATCATCATTACGAATCTTTTCATGCAATTCATTTTGCACTTTAAAATCATGTTTTTTAGGTGTTAAATCATCATTTGAAATTTCACGAAGCATCTTTTGATGTTGATGATTACCTAAGTTGTCTAAAAAGTCATTGTTTGGTGTCATAGAATGATAGTCCGTAATTAATTCGACTGTTCCCCAGGTTTCTTTCATGTAATTTACATCTCTGTCCACTGGTGAATTGCCCATTTGGTTCTCCTGATTGGTAAATCAGAACTTTTTAAGGGGTTGCTATCCCTTAATTAAGAATCTTCTTCAGCAATTTCTCTTTCTTTTGCAGTTTTCCAGAAGTATTCGTCCTCTCTACCCATTCCAAGACGCTCAAATCCATTCTCAACTTGATAATATTGTGTTGAAACCTTAAAGTCGGGCATCTTTGGATCAACAGGAGTCAAACTATTATCAAAAATACGCATTCTGTTATTAGGATAGAGTGCGTATTGTCCATTATCTAATTCAATCAGATTATGTGATTTGTGCTCAGCAGGATTTTCGCTTGTTGCATAGTCAATTACATCTGGATCTTGATGGTAATTATCTAAAGTACAGATATAAGTTCCTTTCTGAATTCCAAAGTCTCTTGTATATAGTTCATAATCCATACTACCAATAAATTGCTTCGTAACTGAAACTACACCATAATCCATACAGTTCCAGAACTGTAGGTTAGGAAGGTCCATATCGGGGTCTGGAAGCGTCGGAGACGAGAGAAACGCGCTGATAGGTAGTTTATCATACATCGCTGCATATTCAGGTAAATACGTCTCAAAATAAAAAGTGCGCCCAGGAATCGACTTTGCCGAAACCCAGACGCCTTTTACGAATTCTCCATGACCACTTTGATGATCTGTTAGATATTCTTTTCTAACCCATACTTCTACTGAAGGAAGATTACAAATAAGTGCCGCCATTAAATTAATGTAACTTTACTTATTTACCTACCTTGTCCACGATATTTCTTCTTTGCTTTATTACGAGAAGTCGCGGAAAGCAGGGTATGTTGTGATGACCCTTGACGAGTTTTTTTCGGTTTTCCGGGGACATAACTCCCACCTTTCATCATGCTTTTTGCCATTGTAATAATCTCCTATCAAATAACCCGAGTTTTTTCGTGACCAACGCGAATCCGAGGATCGCACCAAATTTCAAAACCTGCTTCCTTTGCATCAAGACAGAATGATACGTCTTCACCACACATATCTTGAACTTGACCAGATTCAAAGACTTGCATCTTAGGAGCAAACCATGGATACTCCAAGTTCTCAAAGACACCCTTCTTGATCAGTACCCAACCAAATCCAGTGTAATCAACAGTAAATGGTTTCTTACGCTTGGTGATTGTATCCATAGTTTCATGATTCATCACTCCACCATTCTTACGGAAGTCATCTTCTTCCAACCAGTGTGCTACTGAGGTTGTGTGACCATCTTCTGTGGAATACCACCCAGCAGCTACTTCACGTTCTGTGCCGTCTTCAGAGATTGCAAGATCACACAATTGCCAGAATTTTTCTGAGTTGAATACAATGTCATTATCAATCCACAACTGATAATCATATTCCAGTTTACCATCCCAAGGAATTTGCTTTGGTCCACGAAGTACATTCGCACCCAAACACTTACAACGGGCAAAATTAACCATAGAAGAGTAATCTTGACTGATCTGAATACTCATACCATTCTGTACCATATCAAAGCACAGTTGTACGAAATTCTTTAGAAAAGTATATGAACATCCACGACCAGGCAGACAAAATACAATTGTCTTTCCTCGCATACGTTCCTTAATCGCGGCAATGTCCCACTCTGCTTCTTCTTTCTTCGCAGGCGGTTTTGCCTTTACAGTAAATCCTTTTGCCATAACTTTGAATTGACTTCAGTTCAATTTTAACAGTCTATCTATACATTGTCAATAACTTGCTTCCTCTCCTTTCTGTACGGTTAACTCCTCATATGACAAATCCTCAATGGTGTAATCAGTCTTCATCAGACCAACCATACCTTTGAGGGTTTTCCATACCTTATTAAATTGTTCTTCCGTCAAACAATTATATAAACACTCTTGCTTTGCGTAAATGTGATAAACCTTTGATTGCATTATTTTTTACTCCGGATTTTTTTTATCTATCAACCCTACAGAAGGCGATTTTTACTCCGGAAATTTTTTTATATTTAAATATATCTCTCGCGAATTGTCACCTCTGTAGGTTAGGGTAGTTAGGCGTTTTTATATACGCAACGCCCGCCGCAACGCATCAACAACGCCCCCAAAACACTGCCGTTTCACTGATACTCTCTGATTATAATACGGGGACTAACTGATGTCAACCCCCGTGTTCTTAAGTATCAGAGTTCTTCCAACATTTCATTCAGTTCATTGATATTCAGATCAGCGTGCTTCCAATACACACCATCAGGAGTAACTGCACCGAAAGTTTCTACTAACTGGTGCGACAGAGACTTATAACCATGCTCTGCAAACATACGGGCAAAGTTATACATAGTCTCATCATTTCCCAACCACAGAGCAACATTCCAGGTCTCATAATTTGCCCAACCGTTGTAAGTTTGAGCGGTCATGTCTGTCGAAGTGATGTTCATACTACTGAGACACTTTACAGGCTTCAGTTACTATCACCCACCACTGACAATCTATCACCAACGACCAGGATTTGACAGGTCTTCGATATACGCATCACAAGACTCATTGCCTTCCAATTTGAACAACTTCTCCCAGTTAATCTGATGAGGGTCGAAGTCTGCTAATGCTTCAATTTCCAGAGTGATGCGATACTTACTCTTTTGAGACTGGTGATAGACTGTCGGCATTTGTGAGACTCCCTGAGTGATACTTTACTAGTATAGAATAACAGAGAGGAACTGTCAATAATCCTCTCAGTATTTATTAGCAAGTCTGATAGTTTTGTGTTGTCAATCCCTGGTAAAACTTATCTCCGCCCGGTTGACATTTCTGCGCGTTCGTGATAGACTGCTCGCTTAGATCACAACGTCTGAGAGCATTAAAATCACTACAAATACGCCCCAGAGTAACTACGAAGACACTGCTAAGTAACTCCATTTCCAACAATGTTAAACACGATACAAACAACGTAAATACATTTTTTAATACATTTTTAATATAAAAAAAGGGTAATCTTTATGTATAATAGCAAAAAAGGGGCATTTTTAGCGCCCCTTTCTTATTATCAGAAGTTGACAGGTTGACCGCTGAAGTCTACTGCATCAGAGGAAATACTCTCCTTTTCAGTGTCAGTAATGCTGTCAAGAATTTGAAGCATTTGATCACCGTTCTGAGCAATTTTCAGCATACCGATGAGAACTTCTTTAGACATGAGTTGATGTAAATTAGAGTGAAATGTGAGCAGTTTATAGTGTTACTCAGCACTTGGTTAAACTAGGTCTTACGTTGTGAATCAGTCTCCCAATTCTGTACTGCCTAGATGTAAGTTAAGACTCAGGCAAAGATGTAACCGTTGGAAAAAGTTTCGATGACGAACTTAGATTGTCCGTTAATTGCACCTACAAACTTCCTCACATACCAGGCGAAATTCTCCTGGAAAACACCTTCACCATCAACACAGAAAGTATCACACAGAGCGTTCAATCGCGACTTAGTGGTGTTACTTTGCCAACCACCATCATAAATGGTCATGTCATTATCTGTCACAGTAGCAATCAGATTGCCGTGAAGATAAACAGAGGAAGTATTAGTTTCCTCATCAATCGTAACCGTAGTGTTACCAGAACTCCAGTTCTTGTTAGACTGAACTGCTTGGCACATTTGGGATTCGATCTTACGCATTTGGAAAAGTGTTGGGATTGTGTGTCCTTACACTATAGGGACACTTTACAGGCTTCAGTTAGTATTACTGAGGTTGATTGATACTTATGATCAAAAAATCCGGAACGCTGCGCTACTCGGAAAACCTCGGTAAGTTACACTGACTCTTGAAGATCTTTCCAAGTTTCATCATCATACAAATAAAGAACTTCTTCTTTAACATCTACTTCATCCCATTTTTCCATATCATTCATGAGACTATCAAGTGCGAATTGAACGAGAGTATCCATATCCATCCCATCAACAATGAGGTTGGCATAGTTCTCTTTAAGTCTGTTAAGTTGCTCTTGGTTCATGATGTTTGGATCGGTGGAAAATGAAACGAAAGACATTAGTCGGTTGGAAAGTTTTTGCAGACTGCATCACACAGTTGACGAATTACATCATCTTTATATTCAACCTCTCCAAAGTTTGATTCAATGATACAATCAATGTCCTCCATAAGTTGTTCACGTTGAGTCAACATTTCAAGTCGGTCCATCATTTTGTTGTGAAGATAAAGTTTGATCAGTGACATAAATCACCCCACACATGCAAGAGGCATGAACTCAGAGCGAGGCATTTTTTCAGTGTTAAAGTCAGTCACTTCTGCACCTTTAGCAATACGCGCTTGCCAATCATATTTTGCTTCAATACCAAGAACTGTGCTATAAGATTTTTGACCAGTAGCACGAAACTTAACGCGGCGGATGAAACGTTTGACAACAACTTTCACACCTTTCTTCTCACAAGACTCAGCAATAAATGCCTCGGGGAAGTAATCAACAATGACAGCAGAATTAGTGACTTGCATGTGAAGAAAAGAAAAATGAATCGGTGCCTATACTATAGAAACACTTTGGAGGCTTCAGTTATTAAACCTCTGAAAGTTCTTGTTGATATGCCATATATTGTTCTTCAGTTACTTCATCCACACACTCTTGAATGACAGTGTAGATGTAATCAATGTTTCCAACATCATTGAAGATACGTTCAGCAAGTTCAGGATGTTCATCACATGGATATTCCTGCTCACCATTATCATCAGTCAAAAAACAATCTTCCTTGGTGTAAATCCATGCCGCACAATGTGCATCTTCACCTTGTTGTTCGATCAGTTTGTTGACACGTTGTTGGAGATGCCAGAGAGTGTAGTTCATTTTTCGATGGTGATAGATTGAATGACAAAGTTAGGATTGAGGCGCTTACATGTATCGATTGCCTCTTGTTCTGTTGCCTTAATGTAACCCAAACAGTCGTTCATAATCCAACCATTTGCGCGATGGAATTGACCATAGAGAAGGAATTTGGTTTCTTGAGTGTTGTTCATACTACTGGGACACTTTAGGGGCTTCAGTTATTAAACCTCTGAATTACATGCCATTCATAAACTCGTGAATCGCTTCATTATATTCTTCTTCGGTCTGATAAGTGCGACCGTGAATTGTATATGGAAACGTTTTCTTTTGAAACATCGTAGACGCCGTTTCTACGTCTTTTCGATCATATCCCATCTCGACAAGATTTTCAACGTAAGGATTAGTAATGCTCATAAGTTCAGAAAAAAGTGGATAAGTTTTGATAGAATCAGACATCGATAAAGTTCTCCTCAGCAACCTTTTCCCATGCTTCATAGAACATATCCCATGCTTCTTTATTGTCAACGAAAGAATCAATTTCTGCAATCTCGCAAACATAATCGTAGCACATATCCAGATCAGGATTCATTTCATAAAAGAACCCAGACATGGACTCCAAAGCATCAGTGAAAGCGGTGCTGATTTGCATTTGAGTGGTCTTCATACTACTAGGACACTTTGGAGGCTTCAGTTTCTAATCCTTAGAACTTTGCTGTCACTCCTATTACTTTTGCATTAGGATTGCGTGCTAATGCAACTTCCCTTGCCTCTTGATAATCTTTCGCATATACTTCCTCAGCGAAAACTTTTCCTGCAACGTACAACTTTACTTCGCATTTCATGATAAACCAAACCCAAATAATTTACTGGAAGAAATACACAATAAGAAAACTAACATAATGACAACATCCCAGGACTTTGTTCGTATAAAGAATGGAATGGAAATTGCATCACCAATGAAGTTTAATGTCACCCCAAATGTGAGATCAATGTGTAAAATAACAAAATAGGCAACGATTACAAGAACTGAACCAATAATCCTGCCTATTGTATCAACTTTCATAATTACCAAATGTTAGTCCAACGCTTGTGATTTGCTTTGCTAATTCTACCTTCTTTCAACATGTTGTCGCAAACATTACAAAAGACTTGAAACTTTTCCTCTCGGGTGAGTGTATCTGCACCGTCACATTTTGACATGACGTTGAGCATTTGTGCTTTGTTAGTGATCATTCTGAAAGTGGGGATTCGCGTTTACAATCAGCAGGGTATTTTGAGAGTCCTAAGACTGCTTCAAGGTATGGGGGAAGTTTCTCAAATTCCTGTCCATCTGACTCGGAATTGTACCAAAAGTCTTCCCAATCTTTGGGAGAGTTTGTTACATCTTCGATGTTACTCATGGCAATAGTTTAACGTCGATTTCTTTCCAGTTTGGATACTGCTTCATGGCATAGTTTTCCAATCTAGTATTATGTGCTTTAATGCCCTTAGATGTTTTTGGACGTGTGGGCATTGTCCTCAAAAATGATAGTGTACCCTCATCAGTTGTAACTGTGATTGAATAAGTTGCAGTTGTTGTTTTCATTTTAAGATGCGTTTAGAGCATAACGAAAATCGATGGATTTGACACACCAACCTGATGCACATGTGATTTCTTCAATGAGATCATCTTCATCATCTGCTTCCCAGATGTGACCAACTAAATCATCAACAATTTCAGTTTGTTCATTATGAGATAGAACACCTTGAGAATCTTCAAAATCTAATTCGATTTCAGTAATTTGGAATTGCATCAATCAACCTCCGAACATTTCATCGAACAATGGGGTTTCACGATTCTCACGATCATATTGTGCATTAACTGCCATGATTTGAGTTTCAATCCATGCCATCTCCATTTTCTTCTGATCAAGTTTTTTACGAAGATCGAAGAGTTGTTGATTGCGTTCGGTGATTGTCATTTTAGTTGTGCTCATACTATAGGGACACTTTGGAGGCTTCAGTTTTAATTAACGAGCGTACAAGTATCCACCTGCCCAGTCAGCATTTTCCAGCAACCATTCACGATCACTGATGATGCAAAGGTTGAAACGTACTCCTTTGGCAGGAGATTTGAATGATGCTGCTTTATACAGATCACCAGTCTTCTTATCAACAAAGGCATGAACACTGCGGGAGTTTCCACCAGTTTCCATGATAATTTTATGATATTTGCGACCTTCTTCAATGTAGAATTTGTAACCACTATCCTTGCGATTGTTGCGGGACTTGAAATTGTCCAGCAGAGCATCACACAACATCAGCGTATACTTACGCACGTTAAGTTGAATCGTGTTGCGTGCATCTTGCGTGGCAACGTAGTCAGCGAAGGATTGAGTGGTCATGGAATCAGTGCTCATGTAACTAGGACAGTTTAGGGGCTTCAGTTTTAATTACCAAGTCTTTTCCATGATAAAGTTTGCACGGGAAAACTCCTCACGATCAACAACCTTGAACATGCCATATTTGTTGGTGATGACATAACCTTCATGCAATGTAACTTCTTCACCAATCAAACAACCAATGTCATCACACTCATCAATGAAGCAGAACAAATCTTCCTTGATAGATGCAACCAACTTCCACAATCGGATCAAGTTGATGTCACAATCAAATTTTTCTGCAATTTCATCTTCATCAATGTAGTTTTCCCCACGGATGCAGTCATTGATATGTTTTTTGATTTTTGTTGCTTTGTTTGGAGTGACAAACTCACATAGAGTAGACATTTGCTTGGCAAATGCACAAACATCTACCAAATCTTCACGATGAGGATGCAAAGAAACTTCAGGTTGGACAAACAAACAAGAATCAGTGCTGATCAGTTTGTTAGTCAAAGGTGCTGCTTTTACAGTTCGCAGATCAACACCAAAATACAAAGTATGAGGTGCAATAATAATATCTTCCGATACTATTTGAGGGAAGACATAAGTAATCGTATTGGGGCGAAAAGTATCACTACCACCATACCCAATAAAATCACCCTGAATAATGGATTGAGTGCGAGGCAAACAATCAAAGCAAGCATGAAGAATACGAGCAACTTTGCCTTCGTGATTCTTGTCAATTTCTTCATGTGAATGATTGATTTTGATTTTTACTTTGTTGAAGACAGATTTAGTGCCAACAAAGAATGTACCAGTCGCAGGATCTGTGCCCCAAACAATAGCAGGAGCGCCATCCATTTTGGTGCTGATAATACTATCCGACTCACCGAACCAATCAAGAACTGAAAGGTCTCCAGTCAGAATAGAATCTTCAGGATGTTGCAAATGAGTGTTCTTCATACTACTAGGACAGTTTAGGGGCTTCAGTTTAGTTAAATGGGAAGTTTTGCTACAGATTTACCCTTACGATGCTTCTCAATAAAGTTAATTGCTGATTGACGATTGCGACACTCTTTAATAACTCTCCCTCGATGTATAATTGCTAGTTGTGTATTACTTCCCATAATTGGCACAGCAGCATAACACAATGGGTCTTCATATTTTCCCACCAGGAATCCCTCTTCTACTGGTTTGGGTTCTAGTATGCTGCTCTTAGTTTGTGTTAGTTTCATCGACGAATCTCAGAAATAGCGGGTTCACCTTTGTTGAATACAACATCAACAACTGCCTGAACTTTGCGAGCAGTAGAAATACCAACAGAATCATAAGTTGGGATGCAAACTAGACCAAAGGTCTTAGACTTGCCACCCAAACGAATCACACGACCGATAGATTGACTGATGCCGATATAATCCATGTTACGCATGAAAATAACTGCTTCAAGTCCACTCACGTTGATGCCTTCAGACAAAATGCTGTGGTGAATGACAACAAACTTCTTCTCAGGATCTTTGCCCCAAGTGTTCAGAGTCTCAAAGAATTGCTCACGATTGACTTTCTTACCATCAATGATTGCACCAGTCTTCGATGTGATCGTCATCCAAGAATATCCACGCTGAGCAAGTTCAGCACAGAAATCAGACTGAGAAAGAAGACCCACAATCTGCTTCGTAGTGCGAGCACAAATCAAAGTCTTGTCGATGTTGTTCTCATCAATAGTTTCGATCAAATTATCAGCATCTTCAGCATACATGACTTTGCGACCTTTGATCAAAGGAAGCGACTTGACTACAACTTTGGGAGGAAGAATGTAACCACCTTCAACTAGTTCAGGAGCAGGAACATTTGCCAGAACCTGACCATAAACAGCAAAATCATTCATCCCAGGTTTAGAAACAGTAAGAGAATGTTTAGGAGTAGCAGTGAAGAAATAGCAACGATCAGAATCAGCAGCAAAGTATTCCGTAGCAGGGAAAAAGTTTCTCTGCACAGAATTATGCGCTTCATCAAAGTAGATCGTATTGACTTCAATATCTGCCTCCTGCAAACGATGCAAAGAATGATAAGTGGTGAAGATAATTACATTCTCACCAGCAGTTCTAGCGGTATTTACAAATAGATTGATCTTTTCTGCCTTTGTTGTAGAGAAATATGAAGTTTCTCCACTATGAACATGCATTACATGTGTGTGAGCAGTATCAATAACCTCCATAAATTCGCTGCACAGTTGTTCTGCCAGCAGAATACGCGGAGCAACAACAACGGTAGTGGTTCCATTGTTGATAGAATCATGACGATCCCGAGTATCAACAATCATGGTGAGAGTTTTACCACCACCAGTAGGAACAATAATCTGACCTTTGTTGTAGTCACGCATACGATTTGTGATGCGTTCCTGATGTGGGCGAAGTGTAATCATCTAGGGCGTATCAGTATTACTAGGACATTTTAGGGGCTTCAGTTAATTTAACTGACCATTGCGTCGAGCAATGGATTTTTAATTGATTCTTCAAATAGTTTTTTGCCTTCAGTGTTAAGATCAAATAAAATGTAATTTCTATCTGTCTGTCTGGCGCTTCTGCCTACTGTACCAGATCCAGCACAAGGATCAAGAACAATAGAGTTTTTGTTACTGAACATGCGAAGTATGCGATTTAAGAGTGCAACAGGTTTTTGAGTTGCATAATCTAACTTCTCATTTCCCTGAATCTGTTTTACATCAGACCATACATCTTTGACAGGGATTCCATCCATTTCATCCAAATACTTCTTGACTCTAGGAATACCTGTGTTAGGAGAATATTCTAATCGATTATCATCATGAAGCATCTGCATCCTCTCCTTTGATACATGCCACTGGAGATGATTACCATTCCATTCATATCTCAAATTAGGGCGAGATACAACATTTGGTTGACGATTAACAAGTGCAGATGTATTGTATTTCTTTTTGCGAATTGGACAGATCTTTGCCTTCCTTACAGTATCCTCATCATATTCTTTGTGCTCTGCATTATAGATGGATTCTTTTCCTTTCTGATAAACAATGATCGTATCATGATTGCGTTGCAGTTGCTTTTTTGATTTGTGGTTGCCGCCAGAAACCCAAGCAATCTCATTCTTAAATCTATTCTCACCAAATACGTCATCAAGGACAATGCGAATATGATGAGAGATCTTAGGTTCTACATGCACAACAATGTTGCCACAATCAGTCAGAACACGATGACATTCTTCCAATAAAGGACGCATCAACAATTCACGATAATCTGCACTCGATTTGAATCGATCATCAAAGTGATAGAAGTCTCTGCCAGTGCAATATGGTGGATCAATATAAATTAGATCCACCGAGTTTGCATCAACTTCTTTCAGTAGTTCTCTACTGTCACCGATTGTATATTCATTCAGCATTGTTGAGAGCAACCAGAACCTCCTTTGCGCGACCAGTGTACTTTTTACGGACAGCAGCAGGAACAGAACCTACACAATATCCAGGCATATTTTTATCTTCAAGTTCACAACTAGGAATAGCAAGATATTCCCACTTTGAAATATCTTCGTGACCTTTGGGGATAATAAACAGTATAACATCAAACGAGTTCACTGCATAGCGAACCTGCCCATTCTTAGCACCATTGTTTGCATTTTTGCCAGTAGTGCGGCGAGTTTGTTCCATGTGGAGAGTATTTCCTCCACGATACTTAACTTGAATACGCAGACCTTTTGAAGAAAGTCTATCGTACTTTTCCTGCTGACCATCAAGATCATCGGGAGATTTATCATTTTCGATTCCACATTCTTCGCGCAACCATTGCGGGGCGATGATACGTTCGGTTGGAAATGCAAGAAACTTGCCAATTTCCCTTGTGTCACCCTCAGCAATGAGTTCTTCAAAACCGAGAGCAACGATTTCGGAAAGTTGTGAAACTCCCATCGGTGGTCTCCTTAAAATAGTAGTTTAGCAGAGTCAGAATTGCCTGTCAATAAAAAACAACCTCAGCAGTACAAATATACCTAGAGGTTGTTTCAGAGGTCTTGCAGGCGGTCTCAGACACTACTGAGACGCTTTAGGGGCTTCAGTTTAGTTTTCGTATGCAGATGCTGGTTTGTCTTTACCCTTACGAATGTCGCGAATAATTCTATCGCCAGTTCTCTGAAGTTTCTGTCTCTCGGTTCTAGTATATCCAGATGCTTTTTGTGGTTTATAGTTAGGATTTACTTTCTTAGCAGATTTCTTAGACAGAAGTTCTGATGCAGATTTAGTCTTTGCACCCGATTCTCTTGCCTTTCTTTCTCTATATGCCTTGCGTTGTGCTTCTTTTGCTGATAATGCAGCAGATCCTCTTTCCTGTGTTGGTTGTTGCTCTCTTGTAGATCTTTGCCTTTGAGAACCAATATCTTTGCGGGGTTTGTAATCTTTTGCGGGGACCATTTTTCCACCACCCGCTGCTTTCATTCTACGCTTTTCTGGTTCTGTTTTCTTTCTATTAGCACCAACTCTTCCACCCTCTCCTTGCTTACGGATTTGGGAAGATCCCATGACATCCTTATCATATGCTTCTGCAACAAATTCAGCAAAGGTTTTCATTTTAGACAGGAAAAAATCTCCTATTATTTAGTATAATAGGAGATAATGAACGTTAAGTCAAGTGGTTATGGACAGTATCTCAACTGTCTTCAGATTCAATTTCCTTTTCTTTTGTCACTTTGGGACCAACTTGAACTCGTCCAGTTTCATAAAACCACCTAACTCGTTCTGCTCGTGCTTGCTTTAGCATATCATATTCTTCTTGTTGCTCTTTAGTAAATCGAAAATCTTGACGCCTCCAAGTCTCTCGGAGTTCATTCATGTGAGGCAAAACGTTGACAGTTTGAGTAGGGAAGTTCATTTCAGTAATCAATGTTGGAGTTGAGGTATTCTTTCATGTTGAAATTTTGATTGTCTTCAATCAAATCTTCGAGATCTTCTTCAATGTGATCAAAGTTTTGAAGTTCTTCAACTTGAATGTCGTCGTACCAGTCCATAAGTGGTGTGCTTACAATAATAAAACAGTTTAGGGGCTTCAGTTTAATTTACTGAGGATCAATATATCTACCTTCTTGAGATTTATATTGATCAATGTCAATATCTCTTCGATTTTTTACATATTCCAACTCATGCCAATTCTCAGGAAAACATAAGACTAGGCAGTGAGTTTTCTTATGAATAGGACAATCTTTGATGTTTTCTTCATCTTTACATTTTACACCAACCTCAATCGTAATGTAACTGTCAGAAACAAAATACACCCATCCTTTAATAACTCTTCCTAGAGAGTCATTCCATACAACATAATCATCTAATCGGGGGACATAAGACATTGCATTAAAGGATTCAAGTTGAGTTGCATCGCAGTATAGGGACGAGTATTAGAAATATCTACTACTTTTCCAGGTTTTTTTGAATTGATGGGAGCAATGTAGGTACGCTGTTTGACATTGTAGAACCCCCAGATAGTTTTTGAAACAGCACCGCCGTTGTAAGAGAATTCAGCATGATTGCAACACCAAATAGATAAAATGTTGCGTCGGAATTCTTTAACTTCGTAAGTGTAGTTTTCAGGTGGTTCATGAGGAAAATCAGGGGGCAATTCTAACTGGTTCATCATCAACAGAAATAGATTGATATTCAGAATACATTGTAGACACAATATATTGCGCCAGTTCTTGAGTTGGTGACACTACATATACATCTACATTGTAGAATGTTACATCACCTCCAGGAACATCTTGCATAGGGAGTTCTACATTCACCCTCCATACATTACCATCCCGAAGATGTTGTTTCCAACTTAGAACCATGTCAGGTTTCATGTAGTAAATTCCTCAACAATAGTAGATTCTACATCTTCTGCCAAGGCATAAGTGCGAGACTTTAGAATGTTTTCACGAAGGTTTCCATAATACTGTTGATTAAATCCATCATCACTATCGGTGATAAGATTAAAACAATCTTCGTCACTTTCAGCAATCACATTCCAAACACCACCATATTCACTAGAAGGAAAAGGAACAAAGTGGTCAACAATGTAGAAATACTTTTGAGTCATCATCCTCGGTTAGTTTACTCCTTAATTTTACTTTGGTCTGTGAGATTAGTCAACTGGCGCTTTAGTTCATAATAAACTGAATTGAGGTGCATATAAATGAATTGTTTGTATTCATTTTCCTCTGTCAGGTTGATAATGTTTTCTACTTGATTGATTGCTGCTAGTAGCAGAAATTTCTCATCTTTGATTCTTTTCGGTTTGATTTCTTCTTCCATCAGTAAAATTCAGCAAGATAGTAATCAACCGTGACTTCAAGTCGTTCCGCTTCGGATTCAACCTCTGCCCAAAATTCTTCTGCAACGATTTCCATTTGCTTGAGTTCTTTTTCAGTCATTGTGGTTTTTTTACGAAGCGATCAAAACGTTGTAATTGATATCCCTCTTTAATTGCATGTATGATGATATTATCATACGAATCAGAATAAAGAGGGATGTTCCTATGTAAAAGATAATCCTCACAGTCTTCTGACAGACGTTCTTTATCATCATGAGACATTTCTGTCAGAAAACCTCTATCAATCATACTGCCAATGCTCCTTCAGGAATGGAAATCTGCTCCTTATATGTATCGGACCAGTCTTTAGTATCATAGCACTTCCATTCACCATTTTCAAAGATGTAACCATATTCTTCACCATCTGTAAGGAATTTCTCAATGTTGTCATCAAGACGAGGAGGGCAATCTTCACCGCGTCCAGAATAATACTGAGGACCATACTCTTCTGCTTCTTTCTGCTCAGTCACATAAGCAGAAAGTTGTTTACCAGTCCAGCGATCTTTTGTCCATGCACATGACATGTCACCACCATCAATCAGTTCCGCTGCTTGTTCGCGGGAGTTGTAATGTGTGGTGAGGATGCGACCCAACCACTCAGGATATCCATCCCAGTGATGATAAGAACTCAGAATACTGCCGTCTTTGAGTTGAATACCGATGCGAGAGCGGGTTCCCATGTGTTTGAGTGGTGCTTACACTACAGGGACACTTTGCAGGCTTCAGTTCTCAACCACCATCAATCTGACATCCCACCATGGCACCACCAACAACTCCAGCAGGAATCGCCCACCAGCGATCTTTACCTCTAGATCCAAATCCTGCAAGTCCACCACCTAACAAAGCACCCACAGCTGTACCACCTGAGCAATCATTATTGTCTATAGGTTCATTACGTTGATAGTGACTGGGGACATGATAATTTCTCCTAGGAGCATATCCACAAGGAACACTTTCTCTCGTAACTCTTACTTGCCCACGAACATATTGACCCCGACTATTGTAGTGTCCTGGAGTATATTTCTCTACATGTCTAAAGCATTCTTCATAGACATTCGTTTGTCCATGATTATGATTACCTCTCCTAAAAACTGGACCGCCAGCAAATGCAGGTAGAGGCAAGAATAATAGAGTTGAAAGTAAAAGTGCTTTAGTTTTCATTGTTCTTTAGGTGGCAATGGGGTGAGAGATTCAATTTCATCCATTTCTCTCCAAATTTCTGCAAGAGGTCGATCATCTGGTTCATGTAACCAAAGATCATACCATTCAAGAGAAGTCAACAATTCTCTTTCTGATTGAATTTTTTCCTGCATTTTTTAACCTCCTTAAGTTCTTCCTTGATCATTTGATATGCATCTTCGGAAGACAATCTTTTGGAATATTCCATAGCACAGATGATTTCAACTCTAGTTCCAAAATGTTTAAGTGCTTCCTCAAAACAATTTAGCTCTTCATACATGACTACTTTCCATTTTTCTTACGTTTTGAATTGCTAGAAGTGTTTCGAGTGGAATCCACGCTGGATTTTCGTTTGCGAACTGCACTTGAACTTCCGTTATTTTTCTTTGATGTTGACGACTCCACGTTTCTCTTGTGTTTTTCACGGGATTCAAAGGGTTTTCCATCTTTATGTGTAATGCTACAGTTTCTAGGTTTCAGTTTATATCTATCTAAGTATTTCTGCAAGTGTTCTCTGCACTCAAAATGGCATATTGTGTCACCATTCACTAACCTCCATGGAAAAGCATCATGATATTTAATGTCAGGCAAATCCTTTTCCTCCTTTTGGTGGATCTAAAACCTCCACATGAGAAAGAAAATCTTTTTTATTCCACCATATGAGAAAGGCATCTTGCCAGTTGTCAACTACAACAGTATCACCTTCTTTAGATATAACTTTATAATGATGCCTATCGTATAGACCCTCAGAAGTCTTTGTAAAATAACGTGGATCAGATGGATCAATTAGTTGAGTCATGACTATTCCTTAGATCTCCATTCTTTTCTCATTGTAACATATTCCGAATCATATGCAGCTTTATCTCTTACTTCCTTGAATACTTTTGCTGATCTTGATTTCTCAGACGTGAGGCAATCGGACTCAATGGGTAATATACTCCTGTCTTTTGCATATTTGCGTCCCGAAGAGTGATTGGCATACCGTCTTGCACGGGTAAATCCCATCTCAAGGAATTTTCTTGCCATGTCCATTCCAATGAAATCTTTCCGTTGTTTATATTCACAGAACATTTCGTATATTTTATGAGAAGATTTAATAGACGTTTCTTCATCTACAAATCTCCAATGAGCACAAATATCGTTTGTATAAGGGCGTACCAATAGAACCCCTTGTTCTCCCCTTCCAATACGATAAAGTTTGCGAGTTTCTGCATCTGTGAAGTCAAGTGATTTGTAATCAAGTTCATAATCAAATTCTTTCATGTCAAGTGAGACGAAGACGATAATCTTTTAGTTTTTGAATCAATTCAGGGTGATCTGACACACCATTCACAACTGCTTCTCTAGCACGGGCAATATCATAAGATGACATTGTTTCTAGTGCTTTGATAAGGTGGTCTACTTCTTGGAGAGTGAGGTTCATTTTTGAAGAGATTCTACAGTGTACTGATTGCCTTCAGAAAGGACTTGATCATGCAAATCTGCAATATCTTGCAGACCTTCAATACTATACCATGGTGCAGTCTCCCAATCAAATCCTTCACCAAAAGTATTATCTGCCTGAACAATATACCAATGGCAAGATGTATCGGGAACATCTACGGCACAGTTACTCCAGTCATCATTCCATTGAGGAACCTGAACCCATAAAGTTACAGCAAGAAAAATGTTAAGAAGCGGCAGCATTTTTAAGTGTGGTGATAAGGTGCATGTTCCCATGGAAGTATCCTGCTACAATAACACAAAGGGTGCAAAAAATTACACCCAAAAACATTAATATAGGGATAGTAGGATTCTTTAGTTCCATCTTTTAGTTTTGAGATAATCCAAAACATCTTGACGAACATCCATCAATTCATGATAGCATCTTTGATTATGAGCACACGCTCTCAAATCAGAATCTGGCTCTAAGACACTTTCAATAAAAATGTCAAGACCTCGATTCCATTTATCTTGTTTAGTTTCAGTGTCTTCGATGCTGTTCTGATCTTTCATTTAATAACCTCCCAGTGGTCGTCAGATGATTCATTCATCCAAAAAAAGTATTTACCACTGATAGAAGCAAGGAATAATTTACCATCTTTACGTTTCTCAATACGACAAGAGTGGAGGTTATTCATCAAATTTGCAAACCTATTTTTTGCCTTAGAGGACCTAGGTTTTACACAAATAAAATCAGTTTTAATAGAAGTCATAGTTTGATTAACCTCGACAAAGGTATTCTAGTGGGTTTTTAGGATGCTGTCAAGCGATTGGGAAATGGTGTGCCATGACCAAAAGATTCGGGTCCAAGACCCAAATAGCAATAATAAAGTTTCCTTTCCATTTCTCTTGCTTCAAGTTCCCATGGTTGATTAGAATAGTCCGTATCAGAGTGGTCTATGCCCTTCCAGAAGCGTTTTTCACCCTTATCCTTCAGATTACCCTTGACATGTTGATAAACGTGCCAGAGTTCGTGTAAGAGGGTGCTGGTGTAATCATCAATATTCATCTGATTGTGTAGTTCGATTTCAAATGCTCTTGGTCTCCAATCACAATCAAGGACAGTACACCAACCATATACACCTTCACGAACTAATCCGCGATGATGTACAACAATTTCTAGTTTGTGTCGTGGCAGATACTTATCTACAAACCACTGAACTATACTTTCGCAACGATTTTTGCTATAGTTGTATCCTGAGTATTCAAGAGAGAGCATTGATCGCAAGCAAAGTCACACGGGTTCCCCATTGCATCATCCATAAAAATGATCCAATGAAAATTAATTTTTCAGTAGTTGACATCAAAAAGTGTCCCTGATATAACTAGGACACTTTGGAGGCTTCAGAAATTTATCTTAAAGATCCTTATGGAAGATCCTCAAAATAGAGAGAATTGATAGTAAATTTATCATCTCCACTATTAGCACTACCATCTTTCCTGTACCTTACAACAACCAGCATCTCTCCTTCATCTCCATCAAAACCTAAATCATAATCGTCACTATGACTGTTGAGTGTTCTCCAACTATCCATATCAACAGATCCAGTACGTATTGAACTTCCAGAGATTCTACTAAATTGTATATTTTTTGGTGATCCAGTAGCAGGACCTATGTTATTAGGAGTATAATTTGTAGATTTTGCAGATAATGTAAAATATCCCCAGTCATAATTATTTTCACTAGAAATAGTGAGATCATAATGTATTCTGCACATCTTATTTACTGCAACAATGTAATATGCATCACTATTGTGCATGTTCTGACTATTAGATTCCCCTGTTATGGCATTACTAGCTCCAATCCCAAATGAAGGGTTATTTACGTTGGTAGAACTTTGCCATAGTGCAGATGTCATATATCTAACTACAAGGTCCGCTCCAGATGAAATTGTAGGAACTTGTGCAAAATTTCCTACATCAATCGAACTAGAAAAAGTTCTCATTTTCCCATCTAAAACTTTTGTAGTTTGTTGTCCAGCACTTTTAGTTCCAAATGGTTTTGATCTAATAGGTGACATTTTAAAATATCTTGGGTTGTGTAATATATTTATTCTTGAGTCGGTGCTTTTCCATTTTCACAAAATCTGCATAGGTCAAAACAAGTATTCATTTTTGGTACAACATCTTCATACTCTTGCTCGAATAAATTCCCAAGAATATGCTTTAGTCCATAATCCATACAACATAAAGAAACATCACCATTGGGCAACATGACATTGTGATATAGTTCTTCTACACATCCGCATGTCATATCATTCTCTCCGTGATATACCGACTTCCATTCATCTTTTCTATTCATCAATTCTGGTTTTAGAATTGCCTCATGAAAAAGATTTCCAGACCTCGACCACATCTGAGACTGAGTTGGATTATCCCAAAGGTGCTTTACTCTATGATGAGGTTTTCCCATACTCATAACATTAAAATTACGATGAAGTTCTCCTCTTCTCCATGACATGTAAATTGTTTCAAGTAAATTGATGTACTTATCAGTAATTGGATGTTTTGCTCTTAAATCATCATCAGGTACATGTAAAGTAAATCCACCATTTGGTTGTCCTGCCCAAGGAATATGTTTTATTCTATTCCAATCTCTTACTGTCATACCAATTCCAGTTGTAAATACTGAAATCTCATGCCCTTTTTCGGATGCATAGAGAATCATATCAGTACAACGTGGATTTAAAAAAGGTTCAGTAAATCCAGCAAAAGTAACTCTTATTTCTTGTGGTAGTTTGTCAATTACCTGCTTAAATTCAGTTAATTCAAGAAATTTTTTACCTTTATATGATCCCTGTAAGGTTCTCTGTGGACAATAAACACAATCAACGACGCATCCAGTTTTAACGTCGATTGAAGTTGTAAATTCTAAAGTTGGACAATCTGTAACCGACCAAGGTTTATTCATAATACTCTCATGTCTAGGGGTTATTTAGTGTCAAAAAAGAACATTTGCCACAATCTTCCATTATTCATATTTGATCCAAAGTATTCTGAAGCAGAATGGATATTGCTGGCATCAAAAATGAAAAGACGATTGTAAACATTTCCGCAAACATCTACTTTTTCAAAATGAGTTCCGTCGCAATGAACTCCTCCAGAATATATTTCATCCGGATCTGCCGACCATGCATCTCCCCAACCTTGTTGGAAGAAATTTCTAGCTCTAGTTTTTTTATGTGCATATAATGTAGTTCCACATTGATATGGAGCGTCTGGAGTTAGATATAACATTCCACCCCATTTTTGAGAATCGCAATGATATGCAAGTGGTTCCCCACCAACTGCATTTTGAAATCTTCCGTTCATATCATGTTCTTCCCATACAGTTATTTCTTCTCCCATAATTTGTTCGAATTTTTCCTTCAATCCAGGAAATAGAAATTGCTCTGCACTTCTTCTTCCGATAAATCCTCTACCCCATCCACCTTCAAAATATTTTTGCTTAAGTGCAAAGTCTCTAACAGAGTCTGGGTCATCATAGAAATTATCAATAATCCACATAGTTTTTTGTTGTGATTTATTGAATCCAAACTCCGTTTTTGCTGGGGTCACATCAATAATTTCAGCAAAAGTTTCTTCCCCATTTGATGCTTGCTGCATATTCATTAAATGAGAAAATAATGGATCCCCTGGGAACATATAATCTTCTGCATATTTTGTTTCTCCATCTACTAGAGTCATAGATGCTAATATATTTTTATCCACCAAATCTGGATGAACCCACCAATCTTCAAAAGGACAATTTTCATCAGGGGAAATATTGTCTGCAACTAAAACATATCCCTTTGATCTTAAGTACTCTCTAGACTTATCTCTATATGATTTTGTTGGATCTGCATAATAGTCGTGCTCATATGTAATAACTCTAAATTTATACTCATCAAATGGTATTTTCATCAAAACATCATAAGTTGCATCTGGAGGATCAATATCCAATTGCAAATAATCAATAGTTTTGTCTGCAAACATTGTACCAAGAAGTTGACTATAATCAGTTTGCGTAGCATCTACACAAAACATTGTTGTTTTATGTCTTTGTGCTCTATATTCCTCTGCAAAATTTGATTCTAGTTCTAAAGATACTCCTGTCCAATCATATTCGAGTTCTAGTAATGCAGTGTTATTTCCAAAGAAAGGTCTTGCCCCACCAACTTCTAAAAAGCAACCGTTTCTTTTTCCATCAAGCATACAAAGGACGAATAAATCCTGATATACCTGTGCATAATTTTTTTCTAGAAGGTGTGATCCTGCAAATTTATATCTAATTTTTTCCCACTGATCTTTTGTATATGGTAATGGATCATGCCAAGCAGTAGTTTTTTGAATTTCTTTTATATTTGTTTCTACTAACATTTTTTCTTCCTCCGTCAAATAATCTTTTTGGTTTAATGTATTGAATAATTTTGCTGCCTTTTGATGCTTTCCTGTCCACCAGGCACTATGCGCTTCTTCAATCTCAAAGTATGTTTTTAGACTTCTATGAGGTGTTTTATAAAATTTAAAATTTGGAGAATCAAAGTTGCAAATTTTTAATGCAAATTTACAATAGTTATGTGCAGATGAAAAGTTTTTTGCACTTATATCCATGTCACATATTCTTTGATATGCTTCTGGTCTATCTGATTTAGTTGACAATGCAAGTTCATACATGAATTTTGTATGAGTTTCTCTCTCACCTTGAGCAGCAAAGCAATCTCCCATATGAATTAAACATTCATATGCTAAATCTAGATCACTGGTTCTATCTGCACATCTAAGAAAATATGTCACAGCAGCTGCTGTTTGATCTATTTTATAATATCTTACCGCAAGATTGTAATTAGTGATTGGATTTTCTGGATCAGCAAGATATTCATGTAAAAATTTATTTTCCATTTATAAAATCTCCCAATACTTTTTCTGGAACTTTAACAACATAAGCAGCGTTGTCTTGATATCCAAAAGTAATATAATAGTATCCTTTATGTTCACACATTCCACAACAAAATTCAATTTTTGCTCCCATGAAAGAAAAGATAGGAGATCTTTTAATTACATTCCAGTCTTTGTCCCAATAAGTTAATTGATGGCGATATGTTCCATTTTTCCTATCAGTCTTACTTCTATACAAAACAGTTAAATGTTGAACTGCTAGATATCCATCTTTATAAGGAATTACTTGTGAAGCACCTCTAATATCTTTGATTTTTGGTGAATTGTCAAAAGTTCCATGGTATAAAGTTTTACATTGTATATTGTTTTCTTCTTTTATATTAGCTTCTACAACTTCAACGGGATTGCTCCATTTTATATACTGGAAAGGTCTATCCAAAATTGGCATCCAGTTTTTTTCGCAATAACTTCTGTCTGGTGGAGGGGCTGGAATTCTAGATCTTTTTACTTCAGTTACTTTATCTCTTTGAATATCAATTTCTGATAATTCCATCCTTCCAGTGCCAATATGATCAACATCTCTTCTGACACCTGTTAAGTAATATTTTCCATCCCATTTTACTAATCTACCATCTTCAAGACCAACAAATTCCCACAAAGGTTCTTTGTCAAGAGAGGTAGTATCAACTCTTCGTATATTATCTAAAACCATATTGTCATCTAAGATGCCAATATAATTTGTAGTTCTTAAAGTTCTATCATCATCGGGGTTTAGATAGAGCAGAGGACCCCAAGGATGTTCGTAATTATTGAGTTCTGAATGATATAAAGTATATTGACAATGGCGCACATTAACTAGTAGTGTGCCATTGTCATTTAAAATACTTGGATTAAATAAACCCGTTCCGTTTGTGATTTCTGCTGGAATAATAAGAGGTTTAATGATCCCACCATTATCAATACAGTGTTTTACAAAATTCTCCATTAAAAAAATCAATCAAACAAATCATTATACTGTATTTATGCCTGAGATTCTGCCCAAGAAATTCTAGATGCAACCTGGAATGAAGAAGTAGAGTCAATTTCAGCGGTGTTAATAACCGATGCTGCGATTGTAATAATATCAGGACCATTGGGGAATACTCCATCTCCACCAAGAATAGAATTACCCAAATCAACTAATCCAGATAAATCAAATTGCGTCGAAGAAACAAATCGTTTTCCTTCGGCGTCTTCAGAACCACCAGATGCTCTAAACTGATAGACGACTGTTCCTCCATCTACTGTATCGCCCGCTTCATGTGCAACATACTGAGAAAGTGATGGCGATCCAACATTTGCATAAGTGAGATTACTTAAAGAACCGTTCAAAATGACACTAATGTTAGCATCATGAGAAACAGAAATACCAAGTTCTCTCATTTTTAATTGCATTCGATTGACAATATCTCTTTCGCCAAGATCGCCAATGATATTATTATCAGCTGATGGAGCAAGTCTAACACTAATCAATGGAATATTAGAATTAAGATCAATTCCGGTAGTGCCGACCACTTGAGCACCAATGCTCACAGTTGTTCCTCCAGAAATTGACGGATATGCTACTGGAGCACTATATCCACTAGAAATAAGGATATGGACATCGAAACTGGTGCTACTATATGATGTAAAATCAACTGGTTGTCCATTCAATACACTATCGGCAGTAAACAGTGGAATACCTGTTTGGAACTTTGAACTATCACTAGTTGCAAATGGTATTTTGACATAGTAAGTTCTATATCTACCCCATCCACTTGAAACCAGAGTTGATCCTCCAGAAGTTACGGCAGTAGATGCGTCACCATTAGTAAATGTGAGTGTATTACCTGATGCCGTAAACAAGTAACTATCGTCATCATCAAAACCACCATCCATAATTACAGATGTACCCCAGTGGAACAATGATGGCACATATGTAGGGGAAGCATCTTCATTGTATACTTCATACCTAGCTGGAACGTTTCCAGATCTCATATACGCCTCATTAAGTTTGTTATTATGAATAAACTCATGAACATACTTAACATGACCATAAGTATCTTTAAATCCAAAACGAATCTTTCCAGCACCATACCAAGAATAATCCATGTATGCCATCTGAATCTTATTAATATCTAAAATATATCCAGAAGGACCACTGCCATCAGATTTATCGATGTTCCACCTATGCTGTGGAACTCTCGTATCTATTGTTTTTGTAACAACAACTCCTCTATTTGATGTTCCCCTATATGCTGGTTGTACGTGTATAGAAGTATCTGATTCTACACTAGTAATTTTATAAGTTTGACCACGTATTACAATTCGATCTCCAGCTATTAAATTATCAGTAAATTTGGTATCAGTGCCATTAATAATATTACTCCTATTGATAACTTGAACTGTGCCTGGAATTTGTTGAACTGAAGATCTTCTTACGCAATACAGATATTTTCCGTCATATTCAAAGAAGAATCCATTTTGGAAATCAAATAATCCAGCACGAATACCTGCATTCTTATATCCAGAAATAACATAATCAACAAATCCTTTTGGATTATTTTGGACCACACTTCCGTCAGTAGTATAACCAAATGTGAAATCTGTAGCAGATGTGACTTCAAAGGTTCCATTATATGCATTACTGGTGTCAATATGAGTGACTGCATTTGCATCAGCACTAACAAAAGTATGTGCTCCAACATATGTTGAGGTGCCAACATCAACAACAAATGTATTTGTTGTCACTGATAAGACTTTAAGACGCTCTCTACCACCAGCTGGATCAGTAGAACGTGGATATGGATGGTTTGTTGCATGTCCATCTTTAGCGCATGTAAATGTAATTGAATCTTCTTCAAGAGTTATAAATTCACCTTTTAAAATTCCATGACCATTGACGGTAATGGTTAAAAGTCCAGTTGCTGAATCATATGCAGCATTAGTAGGCGTAAGTGATATATGCTCTTCTGTTCCAGTAATACTAACAGTATCTCCAGTGGTTAATCCATGAGGATATTCTGTTGTTACGGTTGCATTTGTTCCGCTTCCTGTTATAGAAAGAACTTGCCTTGATGGATTAAAGTTAATTGCCATCGAGCATTGAATACCTTTACCTGACTGATATCTAAAGTATTTTCTAGTTTGTCTAACAATTTGAGAATCTGGCGAACTTCCAGCAGTAATGTCAACTCCACCATCAAATGGTCTATGAAGGAATGTTCCATCTGCTCTAACATTGACTTTAGTGTCAACATAATGAGATGCTCCAGTTGTAACAAATCCAACCCCACCATCTAAAGCCAAAGACGTATCACTAACAATTGATGTAATCTCTCTACTGACAAATTGGTTTACAGTTGAACCAAAGGAAACTATATTAAACCTATCTCCAATTTTATAAGTCGATGAGAATTTAGTAGAAGTTCCCTCTACAACTTTACTATCACTTGATGCTATTGCAATAGTTCCTGTAGATGCAACTCTTCCGCTGACAGAGAATACAAATAATTTATATGTTGAAGATACTCCCTGAGTTCCAGTTATAGCATTTATGTTTCCTGACCATTCACTTTGAGTTGCTGCTAATTGTATATAATCTGAATCAATAACAATTGCATAATATTGATTTCCTCCAGTAAGACCTCCAGGAGCAGATCCAGTGACTACACTATATGTAACGATAGATCCATCACCTAAACCATGACCACTAATTTTTATGTAATATTCGCCACCATCTTCAATTACATCACTATTGGTAAATTCAAGTTCTCTAGCTGGTATTGTTCCAGACCCCTGTAGAGTAAATGAGGTTGCTGCAGCTCCCGTTAATGCATAATAATCATCATGAACTCCAGCAACTTGTTCTGTCTCTACTAAAATGGGTCCTTGTCCATTAGTCGAAAAATTAAAGGCATTATTATTAGCATCACTTAATGTAATTCTATTAGTACCTTTATTTGTAACAAAGGCTGTATTTTGATTTCCAGTGCCGGTATTTTGCCATTGACCAAAAGCAATATTGTTAGCAATTTCAGATGCAATATTATTTGCTATTTGGGCGTATGTTAAATACGAAGCATTACTAGCTGCAAAGTAACTAGTGCTATAAGAAGTACTTCCATCATGATAAGGAATTAAAGTTTTTATAAGGTATGATCCACCATGTTGGTTATATAACTGTGCTGTCAGAGGGACCATACTATTTTGATAGTTCCATCTCCAATTCACATTATTTGAAAAATATCCTGACCAATTAGTATTTTCTAAGTGGATGGTCATTCCAATATAACCAGGTAATCCATATCTTGCATTGTATTCCGCACAGTAATATGAGTATTGCCATCCATTTGATAAAATTTGTTTTGTTGATTGTTGTTCACGCGTATCAAGTGAGCGATAATTGGAAGTTCCTCCATACATACTATAATAATCAGTTTCTCTCCAAATTATTCTAGCTCCATTAGCCCATAAATTAGGTTCTGGAATTTGGTATATTGTTAAAGCATAAGGTAAACTTCCTAAGTATTCAAATGCACTAAACTTGGCAAGAAATACTCCATCAAAAGATCCACTAATTGGATCAGATCCTCCCGTTTTTGCACCCAACGCCCCATAATCAACAACTTGACCTGTATAAAGTTGCGAAGGAGTAAATTGATGTTGAGTGAAATTATAATTTGCTATAACTTGAGTGCTATTCTGGTTAGATATACTAAGATAATTAGGTGATCTAAAGTTGCCATAATGCCCATAGATCATTCGCTGATATTTGTTTGCTAATCCATTAGCAGTTACTGTTGTATAATTACCCCGAGCATAGTATAATGAAGTTGAAACATTATTTTCCATAGCAAGATAAGCATCATTGCCATCAGCGTTGATCTGATCTTTAATAGTTTGAATAGCATTACTTGCATGAGTCCAAACATTATTCAATGCTTCTTCGCCAGCTGGTGGTGGAGCACCTGTAGCTGCGGTAGGTAATATGCCTCCTGTTTGTGCAGTTACAAATACTTTTTGTCCCGTATATAAATTATGATTGTCTATGTATAAACTTTCATCTGTTGGATCAATCGTGGGAGATCCATCAGCAGCATTTGAAGATGTATTATTAAGTGTAAACTCTTTCTTACCTACAGTATTGCTAAGATAAACACTAGTTCCATTAATGAGACCATGTTTATAGTCTGCAGATATAGTTAGAGTAGATGGACTTCCACCATCAGTTTTTATCCCATCATATAAGTTAAAAACAATATCCGAACCTGTAAAGAAAGAACCAGGAATAACTGTTGTATACGCTGTTCTAATATCAGAGGAAGATGATTGAACAGATCGTGCCTTGTATATAAATGAAGTATCTGATGCAACTGTTGTTACAACATATTTACCATTTGCAGTTCTTGAAGTTGTGCCTTGTACCTCAATTGGATCACCAACTGCCAAATCATGAGCAACTCCAGTAAATACTGTTATATAATTAGAATTTGCAATGGTTGTAACTCTATTAATTTGTCCAATAGATACACCAGAATCTCTAGTATATACAGAAGGAATATTATCTACTAATTCAATTGTTTCCCATTTAGTTGGTTGTAGACCATATTCAAAATCTGTATCAATCAAGTTTTGAGGATTTGAAACCCTCATTTTGTGAACTGGGTCTAATATAGATTCTCCAGGATCAATTTTATTTTCTTGTTCATCAACTAAAATTTGAATTTCATCACTATCACTCATTGAGGTAGTGTTGTATTCTAATGTAATTGTAGTTTCATTATTATCAGCATCATATGATGTAGTGCCTCCAGTATTGGCATCGGCAAAATTATAGATAATGGCACCATCAGTGACATTGGTAATCAGAATTAACGTTCTGAGAGTATATAAACCAGTTAAGGTGATTGTCTGTGCAGAAGCGTCAAATGCATAATTATAGATTAATTTCTTTGCCATTTATCAGAACACAGTCTTTTTGATTATTTTTATTTATCGGATTACAACGCGGCAGCAAGAGCAATAGCGAGAGGAGTTGAAACTGTATCTCCTCCAACAGATCCTGATGGACCTTGAATACCTTGAACGGATGCTGCATCTCCTTGAGTACCTATTGCACCTTGAGAACCAGCACCAGTCAAACCTTGAGGTCCAGGAGCTCCTTGTGCAGCAATTGCAGATGCATCTGCACCTTGAATACCCTGCAATCCTGTTCCATCAGTACCTTGAATACCTTGAATACCAAGAGAACCTTGTAATCCAAAACCATCAAGACCTTGAAGACCAGTGCCACCTTGAGGACCTTCACCACCTTGAACACCCTGGAGACCTGGAGCTGGTCCAAAAGTCATCAACCACCCATTAGCAGTTCCTGTTCCTGGGTCACTGCCACCAATAGAACCATTACCATTAACTGCATAATACCACTGATGCATTTGGGTATTAGTGTTTGAATAAGTGGCTGAACTTACGTTGACTGCATAGAATGATGGATTACCACCACTACCATGAGTGATACTACCTCTAGAGGTTGCTTTAAATCTAAAATATGTCCAGTAACTTCCAGACTTGAATTGAAGTTCTAAATCAGCAGGGAAATTGGATGTTGACCAAGGAACAAAGTTTCTACCCTGAGCATCAAATACTGAAACAAACACTTGTGATGTAGAAGATGCTCTGAAACCATTAAATGCAAAACTACCACTCGGTAAACTTGATGGTGTACCGTAAGAACTCTGACTACTGTGTACTACTATGTTATATACTCCACTCTTAACTGGCAGTCCAACTTGACCTTGGACACCAAAATCTCCCTGAGTACCCTGAAGACCTTGGACACTAGCAGCATCACCTTGTAATCCAGCACCAGTTATACCTTGAGATCCGTCAGCACCCTGATTACCTGCACCAGTTCTACCTTGAACGCCATAAATGCCCTGAAGTCCATTATTTCCTTGAACACCTTGTGGACCCTGAATACCTTGAACATTAGCAGCATTGCCTTGGGGTCCAGCAGCACCTTGTGAACCTGCTCCTATATTTCCTTGAAGACCTTGAACAGATGCTGCATCACCCTGAACACCGTCATCTCCTTGATTACCTTTTATACCTTGAAGATCTTCAGCATTTAAATTTCTGATTGAAATACTAGCACTACCAGCCATTCCAGAGTGGTTGGCGCAATAATAATATAATGTATTTGGTGCATCGAAAGGAACTACGAATACTGCTTCTCCATTTGAACCTGCTGTTCCAGTATATGTCCATCCAGAAGTATATTGAGTTCCACCAGCATGAGTTCCGTTACTTGTAGTAGAAAGTCTTATTGGGTGGTTATTATTTGTAGAAGATGATTGATCAAAGACATATCTTTGACCTCTTATTAGGAAAAGATCATCTCTCGATACGCCATTAATATAATATCCACCACCAGATCCTCCTGGAACACTAATTGTATAAGTTTGTGCTGTAAATTGATCGCCGGTTACACCTTGACCACCCTGAAGACCCTGAACGGATGCTGCATCACCTTGAACACCTAATATTCCCTGGCTTCCTGTTCTGCCTTGAACACCCTGTAGACCTTGGACAGTAGCAGCATCACCTTGAACGCCGTAGTTTCCTTGGTTTCCTTTTCTACCTTGAATGCCCTGAAGACCTTGAACAGATGCTGCGTCACCCTGAAGTCCAGTACCAGTTGTACCCTGGTTTCCTCCTCCACCTTGAGTGCCTTGGAGACCCTGAACACTAGCAGCATCACCTTGAACACCTAAGTGTCCTTGGAATCCTCTTCTACCTTGAACACCTGTTAAACCTTGAACAGATGCTGCATCACCTTGAACACCCAAGTTTCCTTGGTTTCCTGTTCTACCTTGAACACCCTGAAGACCTTGGACACTAGAGGCATCACCCTGAATACCTAATATTCCCTGGTTTCCTAATCTTCCTTGAATACCCTGGAGACCCTGAACAGTAGCAGCATCACCTTGAACACCTGTTCTACCCTGGTTTCCTGTTCTACCTTGAATACCCTGGAGACCTTGAAGACCTATACCTGCATATTGTCCGTCAACACCCTGAGCACCTTGAGCACCAGTTACTTGGAAGTTGAAATGATATTCATCATAGTTAGTGAATGAGAAACTTCCTGTTCCAGTTATGTTATGTGTTGATATATGAGAAACACTAAATCTCCAAACAGAAGATCCACTACTAGCAGTACCTGCACTTAATGTAATTGCAGTAACTTCATATACCATGTACTGAGACCAGTCAAACTTGTTGACGGTCATATACATTTTACTGCCACCATTTATTTGTGACCGCAAATCATCTAAGTAATCGGTGACATTAGTAGTTCCACCAAAATACCACCAGGCATTACCAGAGAAATCATAGTAACTAGCATTATTCGTTCCATCAGATTTAAATCTTTTCCAACTACTGCTGTTGGTAGTAATGTTATTAGCACTTCTCTCCCAAATTATGTTATTTGTTCCGGAGAATCCAATAACACCTTGAGTACCTTGAATACCCTGGACACTAGCAGCATCACCTTGGATTCCTAAAATACCCTGGTTTCCTAATTGTCCTTGAATACCTTGAAGACCCTGAACCTCAGCAGCATCACCTTGGACGCCTAAAATACCCTGGTTTCCTTTTGTGCCTTGAATACCTTGGAGACCCTGAACAGATGCTGCGTCACCTTGAATACCTAAGTTTCCTTGGTTTCCTTTTATGCCTTGAGTACCTTGAAGACCTTGGACAGATGATGCATCACCTTGAATACCTGTTCTACCCTGGTTTCCTGTTCTACCTTGAGTGCCCTGAAGACCTTGAACGGTAGAAGCATCACCCTGAATACCAAAAACACCTTGGTTTCCTTTTATACCTTGAATACCCTGGACACTAGCAGCATCACCTTGAAGACCTCTATCACCAGTTCTATAGAATTGTAAGAAACAAATATCACCATTACTAAATGAATAATTTGTATCAACAGAAGTAACGGCTAGTTCAAAATAACCAGTATGTTCTGTTACAGAAGTAATATTCCAAATATGAAGTTCATATGAATCCCAAGTTTGATCATCATCACTACCATAAATTACTAAATGACCCTTACTATTGGGGTCAGTGGAATCATCAAAAGTTCTCAACCAAGGTTGAAGATCAGCACCACCACCCGCTGCCCGATCGTCGATATAAATTCGAGTTGTTTGCCAAGTATATTGGGAATTATATCTAAATTTTCCATTGCCAGGATCAGCATTAGATGTGCTAGTACTAAATTCATATGGAATTCCTGCGTGTTGTCCTTCTGTTCCAGTAATACCTTGAATACCTTGAGTGCCCTGAACACCTTGAATACCTTGAGTGCCCTGAACACCTTGAACGCCTTGAACGCCTTGAGTACCTTGAACGCCCTGAATACCTTGAGTACCTTGATCTCCTATAGCATAGAATTGTAAAAATACACGATCACCATCACTAAAACCATAGTTTGTCTGTCTAATTGTAATATCTATTACTTTATAACCAAAGTAACTAGTAATATCAGTTACTGTAGCAATAATAAATTCATTCGTATCCCAAGTTTGGTCATCATCACTTCCATATATCCATAACGTCCCTTTATCACCAGGGTTAGTGGTGTCATCAAAAGTATTAACCCAAGCGGAGATTCCATTTCCATGGTAATCCTGGTTGCTGATGATAATTTGCGATGCCTGATACTGATTAGAGGTATTGAACCTCATCAGTCCATTACTCATATTACTAGTACTAGTTGAACTATCAAATTCAAGCTCAACTCCAGGATGTTTTCCTTCTGTTCCTAGAATACCCTGAACACCTTGAGTACCTTGGAGACCTTGTAGTCCTGCGTCATATGGGTGAATCCATTCCACCTCTCCATTTTGAGCAGCAACTAAAATTGAAGAAGCAGCTCCAACATTACCACTTCGGTCGTAAAATTTACTATTAGCTCGTATTGGTTGCTTTCCGATATGCATATCTGACATCGATGTCTACCTCAAGTTTGTTCGAGAACGCTTAATATGACATCCACGCTAAAATTAGCACTTGCTGAAATTTTCAATTTATCCCCAGTGTTTAAAATTATTTTTCCTGTTCCTGCTAAGGTAAAAGAACCACCATCATACAACTCAACATTTCTAATCATATAAACATCTGATCCAGATGCCTTATCAACCAAAACATTAGCCGTTACAGTACCACCTGTATTAAGTTTATTCGCTAAAGCAATACCAATAACGATCGTTGTAGTCCCACTTGGAACCGTATAAATCGTAGATGTAGACTGACCAATACTGGCAGTGGTATAACTTTTGAATGTGTTTGCCATTTCTTACCCTAGAGCGATTGCCAATGCTGTTGCATCACCAGAGGCTGTGTCAAGAACACTGACACCATTTACTTGGATTGCCGTACTGCTATTTATAGCACCTGTAACTGTGAGATCTGTCAGTGTTCCAACTGACGTTAATGAAGAATTAACAACACTCGATCCCAATGTTGTTGCTGACAAAACATTAACTCCATTAATCATATAAGTTTTTGTCGAAGCAATATTTACGTGTTCAGAGAATGTCCAAGCATCGGTAGAATTAACCCAATTAATTGTTTTATTTCCTTGACCAGATTCAAGTGTAATTCCACCACCATCTGCTGCTGCATCATTAGATGCACCAGATGCTAAAACAATATTTTTATCATCTACAGTTAAAGTAGTAGAATTAATTTCTGTAGTTGTTCCATCAACTTGAAGATCACCAGCAATAACAACTGTACCAGTATTATCACCAACACCGGCAGGATCAATTGTTAATGTCGCTGGACCAGATATGGTATTTGAGGAAATTCTAATCGCAGATCCTAAAGTACCTGTATTGAAATTCGGAGCAGTAACAGCAGCAAATGTTGGACTATCCGTAGTAGCAACACCTTGATCTGCATCCGAAAGATCGGTAATTGATGCTGCAGAAATTCTACCATCAACTCTTGTATTAGTATAATATAAATTTGTACTACCTTCAGATAATGCATCAGTAGTATGATTTGAAATATCAGAAACAGTTCCCGTTACATTACCAGTGACATTACCCGTCAGAGGACCACTGAATGCTGTTGCAGTTATTGCACTAGAAACATTGACATTATCAAGTTCTGTGAGTCCACTAACATCTAGAGTTCCATTAAAATCGACTGCTCCAGCAACTGTTAATGCTGATCCAACATTGACATTATCAAGTTCTGAAAGTCCATCAACATCTAAATCTCCAGAAACATCAACTGAAGAAACGTTTAATTTTCCAGTTATATTAGTTTCACTTGATCCTGCAGGATCAATTGTAATATCACCACTCGTCGATGAGAAAGTATTTGCTGCTAATTGTAAATTACCAATTGTTGCACTGGTTGGCGTAATAACAGATTGATTAGATCCACCATCAGTAACCGTTAATTCTCCAGTCGTTTCTAAGTTGTAAGTGGTTGCTGCAAAAGAAACATTACCAGTCTCTTGCTGAACAACAAATGCATCACCAACTCTAAAGTCTCCAGATTGGTCAATACTTACATAAGAAACTTGACCATTGTTTGTTTCAATAACTTCATTTGCTTGAATTGTTAAAGTTGAATCATTACTGAAATCTTTTCCAGATCCAACATGATTGAAGTTAGTGGCAAAGAGTCTAAGTTTTACTCCAACACCATCAGCAACAACACCTTGAGAACCATATTCAACAGCACAACCAACTGAACGCATTTCTGCGCCAAACATAGTATAATCAGCAAGACTAATTGCACTTGCAATACCAGTTTGAGTTGTACCATCAGACTGATAGAATTTGATATCTTGAGTTGATCCAGCACCTACAGTAAATGTTCCGTGACCTTTACCATCAATCTCTGCATATGGGCTGTTGTATGATGTAATTGTACCAACAGCAACAACAGTTCCTCCACCATCGCGTAACTTAACAACATGATTGACTGATGGTGTTACGCTTGGATTATCAAACTTCAGTCGTACATTTGCAGTCCCAGCAATACCAACGGTTCCAGAAGTACCGACAATTGCTTGTGATGCAAAATAATGGAAACAGTTAAGATATTCTGCTCTCGCACCATTTGTAAGAGTTACACCAGTATTATTTGGAGTGAAGAATGTTACTTCATTGAAAAGCATTCCTGCTTCTAATGAATTTGAAGTAACCTTTGATCCATCAACTAATGCACCACGACCAGCAATGAATGATGATGGATTTGAATCTGGAGTATCATATCCATATGGGTCACTCGCTGTAACTTGTGAACCAGTGTTTAAAACTGTTATTCTTTGAATATATGGCGATCTAGTTGTGATTGCAATACCAGTTGCATATGAGAATGCATAACCAGTATCATTAGTAGAATCGTAATATGAACCCTTGATTGAAAAGTCTTCAAGAGTTGATGCATCATTTAATAAGAAAATATTTTCCTGCCTTGTAGCAGTTGTTGGTCTGATTGTTGTTGCTCTCAGTCCAGAACCCTTAACTGTTACTCCTGCTGGTACGGTTAAAGGACAAGTTTCTTCAAATATTCCAGCACTAACATTAATAACATCTCCATTAGTTGCAACACTTAATGCTTGTGCAATCGTGAGGAATGGTTTGTTAATATTGTCACCATCATTTGAATTACTACCAGTCTCAGCAACGTAGAAAGTATTTCCAAGTACATTTAAATCAATGTCAACAGATCCACTAATATCCAGAGTTGATGCAGTGATGACACCAGAAATATTTACATTTCCAACTATTACATCACCTGTTACATTTAAATCACCACCTACAGTGCCGACCCCAGAAATATTTAAGTTGTCAGCATTTATGCCAGAGTCATGTAAAGAAGTTGTTCCAATATCAAATCCATTATTATGAATAGAACTATTACCAACTTCAATTCCTGTGGAATGAACTGTGGTTATTCCAACTTCAAGACCAGAGGTATTTACTGTTGTAGCTCCACCAACAGAGATACTATTATTTGGTCCATCAAATATAATAGAACTAGTTCCAACTGTTAGAATACCAGTAACTCTTGCATCACCCTGAACAACTAAGTCTTCTGTAAATGTTGTTGCTGCACCAATTTTTGCTGTAGTTGATGATGTAACACCAATGATTCGAACACCATCAGCAGTAGTTTCAATTTTTTTAGAATTATCGTAATATAATTCAGATGCACCATCAATATTAAATCGTGCATAAGTTTCACTACCAGTATCATTCTCAAGTTCAATGCTGGATGTTCCTCTGATGAACATGCTTCCAACACCTACATCGACAATGTAAGCATTTAAACCATCGTGGAATATTTCTAAATCATTTCCTCCACCAAATAATAACGATTGATTATTAGCAAACTGAGCAAATGTTTGAAACTTAACCCCACCAGTAGTAAATGTAGCACCACCAGAAACTATATTAGTTGCTTCTACTCTAGATATAGTGCTAAGTCCAGTAGCATTTAGATTTGCAATATTAGTAGTACCTGTAAAAGTAGATACTCCAGATACATTTAAATTATCAAGTTCAGTATCTCCATCAACATTAATTGCTTGAGTGAAATTAACATCATCAGTAAATTGTGCCGATGCGAAGGTGGATACACCAGATACATTTAATTGATTAGTATCTAATGTTTCTCTTACATAAGAATATCTCCACCTCTTGGAGTCTGAACCTAGACTATACTGTCCATCATTTGTTGGAGTTAAACTGGATGCAAATTCTCCGCCAATTACAACATCATCACTATCAGAATCTCCAAGATTAATTGTTCCTCCTCTAAAAGTTACAATTCCAACAAACTCTGAAGTTCCTGTAACCTTTAAATCACCACCAACATTTAAATTATTTTGGAATGTTGATACTCCAGCAACATTTATAGCAGGTAAAACACTTTCAAAAGTTAAATTTCCTGCGCCATCAGTAATTAATATTCCACCATACGAACCATCAACGCCTGGAAGCGTAAATGTTGTGATTCCTGATAATGAACCTGGTGCTTGTAGAGTTAAAAATGCAGATCCATTGTCCGAACCTTCAACCAGATTAATTCCACTACCCGTGGTTGTGGTTTCTCTTGTCCAATATCTGTGAGAACCAAAAAATTTATTGCCGTCTGTCGTAGAGTTTAGACCGACATAAAGTTCATTAGTATCAAGGGTAAATGCTGGCTCCCCAGGTTGAAGCGCAGGTAAATTCGCATAATTACCCCTTTTAAACCGAATAGGAACTGCCATCTCTTACGCTGTAGAAAACTTTACCTCAAAGTGCTAAAAAGTGCCACCATCAATAGTTTTATTGGTGAAATTATTTAGGTCTATATTATTAACGACAAACTCAGCAAAGGTATTAGATATTGGAACAAATGCTAAAAATTCGTCTGGACTCTTATTGTCAAATTTATCATCAGTTGAATTATATTGTAATGTTGATCTGTTTTCAGTTGAAGTGAATTTTGTATCATTAAAGTCTTGAATACGTGTTGCCATTAGAAAGTCCCTCCATCAATGTCTGGAATAAGTGCATCATATGACATTTGATTTTCCAAATTAGTTATAAATCCTGAAGGAAGACTGCCATCCTCAATTGCTTTAGCAAAAAGATCATCAGCAGTATTCAAATTAAATTTTCCTGTTGTTGAATTAAACGCAACAAATCTCCCATCTTGAACAGAATCTAACGTTCCAAAATCAGCATCCAATGCATCACGCATTCTTGTGACTGGAACTGGACTACTAATCTTTTTTGTTGTAGTAGATTGTTTTCTGACTACGAATGCCATTTAATTACCCCGCAGTAGTGATTCCAGGACTTACGAATGCCATACCTTCAACAAGACGAGAAATATCTCCACTACCAGAAACTAACTTCACATCATATACATATCTTCCTGGTTCAATATTAGAAGTTTGTGAACCAGTCATTGTAATTTCAACTTCCCCAGTAGCACTAGTGATTCCTACAGTAAAAGCATGAGATGATGTTGCGCCCCCATGTTTTTTTAACTGAGAATAACCACTATAACCAGTCAAGTCTGTCGCAGAATTATCAGTTTCTTTTGATAAAAAAGATTCTGTAAAATCTGCTCCTTGCAAAATATTGATATTAATTGAAGGACTGACCGCCATTGTATTACTTTTTTAGTTATTTATCTTATAGTATTGCACTAACTTCTTTTAAAACCTTTCTACCCTCTCCGTTAGTGTCTATTTGATAATCATTATATATTTGGTCTAAAATTACATATCCTTTAATTGATCCACCTAAACCATCACTAAAATATGTTTCATTATCATATCCATTACTAGATGGACCTGAATAAGGACCACCACCTTCTGTTTCAGAATTAGTGCCATAAAAATAAAAATCATGACTAATCGCACATTTATTACCAGTGAATGCGTTTGTTCCATTTCCATAATTCCAATCGACATTATCTGGAACCCTAGCAAAATTTGAAACTATGTAGGGATTATCAATAGTGAAATCTATAGGCATTCTCAATATATCCGTATCTGCAGCATTTGAATAATAATCATGCGTACTCACGGTTCCTGGATATGTAATACCGTCTTGTGTCCATGAACGAACGCTGCTATTGAATGTGCTAAGTTCTATGAACCCATCTCCCATATTGCAAATTCCTTCTCCTTTATGATTATATGCCATATGAGCACCTTGTCTCGCCCAGTACTCCGAAATTCCCCATGCAACATCATCACTGTATAGGTGTGAGGATGACCAATAGGGTCGTCCCAGATTATCTTCTTGTCTTAATATAGGAGCAAAATCTCCAGTATTTGAGTCAATTCTAAAACGATGTATCATCCCCGATCCCCTAGATGATGAAGTATACCTAAAATATGGAGTTCCAACAAATAAATTGAATGAATTTGTTGCATCCGTTACTTCATCATCAGTTGCGGCCAATGAATAACCAAAAACTTCCTGATCATCCTGTCTAGAACTTTCACCATAGTTATATGGATTGGAAATACTAAATGTATAGAACATATGTTTATATGTTCCACTAACATCAAATTGAAGAACTCTTCCTTGAGTATAATAACCTGACCCTTGACCAGCAAAGGGAGCACCAACAAAAACTTGACCACGATGTACACATAGCGAATGTCCAAAATACGCAGTATTGCTTTCGAAAACACCGTTAGTGTAGGATTGTTGATGATAGTATATTAATGAAGTTGGAATATCTAGTCTAGTTTCCCCTGTTCCATCTAAATTAAAACTAAAAACTGTTCCTTGACGGAGATGTCCATATTGTCCACTTGGAACTGAATTACTGCTAAATGCTGGAGCTCCTATAAAAATTTTACTACTTCCTATACCAATAGAATGTCCAAATTGTCCTCCAGCTTGATTGCTGGCTGGAGTAATTACAGTTTGATTACTTCCATCCAAATCCCACACATATACTTTACCTACAGTATCTGATGGATGAATTTCTCCATCCCGTGGGTTTCCCCACTCTATAGTTTTAACTCCTCTATCTCCAACAGCAACCTTTCCTTCTCCTACTGCAACAGAGAATCCCCAAGTTGTAGATCCTACTCCAACTGGTCTGGGAATAAAAGTATATCCGGTAGAACCGAAACCAACCTTACCATAACCACTGTCACCATAGTCACCAAGAATATCACTATGTTCTATAAAGATGTCAAGATCTCCATTGTAAACACGAACTCCTTCTGGAGAAGTAATTGCAAGTACAGTACTATTTGGATCTGGATCTGCAACAATTGCTCTACCAATTCCCTCATTGTCTGATATACAGAATGCTCTACCCCTAACAATATCATGAATTTTAGTTTTCCCTAAAGGAGTGGCAGGAGGAGCAGGAGTTACTGTGCCATCAGCAAATTTAAATTCAGGTCCACCACCATCAGGAAAAATCCAAACATTATTAGGATCTTCCCATTCAGATTCTTTTTGAAGTGAAATAACTTCATTTAAAGATATGACTCCTCTGAGATCTGACATTTATACTATAATAGAATATTCTTTATATATTTAGAGAATAGGGGGAAATGCCATTATTTGCCAATCATAATCTTGATCATAAGATATCAGTCTTGCCCTTAATGTTCCATCGGTGTCTGTAGCATCATAAACATCTCCTATTAAAATATGTCTTTCTATGGCATCAAAAGGTGCATTTTTTCTTACATTACTAGTATCACCATCAGACCTGCTCCCTTGATATTCTGCCCCCGTTGCAGAGGTCGAAGAGAAGTCTCCAGTGTAAAATGAAAATTTATTATAGTAAAGAGTTGGATTTTTGGCGAAGGGGATGTCTTGAGCAGGAGCAAGAATCATCTGTATTCTTGACGTACCTGAAGAAGTTCGCCGCCACAGTCCAACGTTGACACTATCACCAAACATCTGAAATCCCTGTAGAAGATCATCAGTAGACCAATCCTTATAAGTTCCTACCGTTTGTGTTCTATATTCTCCTGTAGCTGTCTGATCAGGAATATCACTTAAGTAAACTACTCCACTACCGGCAGGATTATTGAAAAAACTTCCACCATAAGCTTGTTCATCACAAATACCAGCTCCAAAAAGCATTTTTCCTTCTTTTGCAACAACCTTTTGACCAGCTCTATCCATAGAAGTAACACCATCTCCAATATTGAAAGTTGCATTATCAGGGTCTTCAGCAAAGTGCCAAGTTTCACCAGTACCATCGAGCTTATATGTAAATACTTCTCCATTATAACCACGTATCCACGTCAGCGAACCTCCTGGAGCTCCAACTACGATACGATTACTACCTATAGATACAGATCTTCCGAATTCAAGATTATGTGAATTGTAAGTTATACTATTACCTCTTCTAATAGCATTTGTACTAGGTTGTATTTTAAGTTCGCCAGTTCCATCTAAATTATAAACATACACTGCTCCACATTTGGTGTCGCTATCTGGAGCTGGACCAGTTTCGAATGGGTTTCCAATTACAACCTTACCATCTCCACATGCACATATGCTTCCAAAATCATTGGCAATTCCTCCAGTTCCTGTACCCGCTTTGTCTATGTTTACATACCCAGTTCCATCAAAATTCCATAAATGAGCTCCAGTAGTACTACTAACACAAATCTTTTCATTAGTGGAATCAACTGTTATGCAATCTCCCCAGGCATCGTCAGTTTCTGCATTAGCATAACTTATTTTTCTTAAAGCACCTGGAGGATAATCATTAATATTTGTTGAAATCTCAATTGAATTATCTGCGGCATCCCAAAGCAAGAAACTTTTTCTGTTGTATATTAGAATACTATTAGTATTATCTTTAACAGCTAAAAAGATAAACTCTGCAGTTGCGTATATTCCTCTTACCCTTTTTGGTCGTACAAATCCGCCCGCACTAGTTCCTGTAGGAAAAGCGTAATTACCACTGATATTTACTTTTATGTAAGTCGGACCATCTGGAGTAGCAGCAGGTGCAGGAGTTACTGTACCATCAACAAACTTAAATTCCGATCCACCTCCATCAGGAAAAATCCAAACGTTGTCTGCAGATTCCCAGGTATTTTCGACAGCTTTTTCATTAGCTTCAGTTAAAGTAAATACTCCTGCTGACATTTGTATTATGATAGAATATTCTTTATATATTTAGAGAAGGGGAGGAGCATCCATTATTTGTGAAGATCCGTTGTACATTCTACTAGCATAAGCGGTGGTGGCAGTAGACAAATGATTTTGACCTGTTATTATATGAAAGTCTGATATATCTAATGGTGGTAGATAGATCTCAACGGGAACAAAGGTTGTGATCTGGCTAGACAGGACACTATTGTATATGGAATTACTTAAGTTATTCTCTCCCTGTTGGTGGTAATAAATTTCACGGTCCCACGGAGCCATAGACACAAACATTGTAGTAGTAATACCAGAACTTAAAACCGTTTTGCCAATATTCGTTTTTACTCCAAAGAAATCATCCTCGCCGGGAAAATCCCTAAAGATATTTGTCATCGTACTAGCTCCTGTACTAGTCTGACTAGGAACATCTATTATATAAACGACACCAGTGTTGTCTCTATCACTACCACCATATCCCTGACCTTCTCCGTGTTGATCGTCTAATCCACTTCCTGTTATTATTTTTCCATGTTTTGCAGCAAGCCAAGATCCAGTGAAATTACCAAAGGTTTTTGCGCCCGACCATCCAGCAATCTCTGAAAGAAGATCTTCACCATAATGAAGCGTTTCGTTAGTACCATCAAGTTTATATGTCCAAATTGCACCATTATTCCCTGGGGCATTGGAACTAGAATGTACGTTCATTCCCTCAGCTCCAACTATAATGCGATTAGAATCTATAGCTACAGAGATTCCAAATCTTATGTTAGTGCCACGATCATTATCTAGATTCTGTATGATGCCATCTATGGCAAGTCCAGTATAAGTGGGTTGTATTTTAAATTCACCAGTTCCATCTAAATTATAAACATATACTGCTCCGTGGTCGGGCCAGTTCCCACTGTATCCACCCAGACTCCCCGCGTTCCATGATTTGTGTTCATATGGATTGCCAATTACAACCTTACCATTTCCGCAAGCAGAATATAGTCCAAAGCTCTCAGCAATTCCACCATCTGCTGAAGGCGTATTGTCTCCAGGAGTTGTGGCTGCTTTATCTATATTGACATATCCGGTTCCATCATAATTATACAAATGAGCTCCAGTGGTACTACCAATACAAATTTTCTCATTAACATCATCAACTGTTAAATAAGTACCCCACCACTGATCATCTGCAGCACCAGCATGACTTATTTTTCTTAAACCACCTGGGGGATAATCATCAGGATTTATTGAAATTGTAGGACGGTTGTTGGTGGAATCCCAAACAAATAGGTTTTCTCTTTTATATATTAGAATACTATCAGTATTACTTCTAGTGGCGAAAAAAATAAGATCATCAGTAGAACATATTCCTCTTAATAGTCCACTAGTGTGAAATTCATAACGAAGATCGTTAAAACCTACTCTATCATAAGATGGACCCAAAGAAGTGGCAGGAGGAGCAGGAGTTACTGTACCATCAATAAATTTGAATTCGGGTCCACCACCATCAGGAAAAATCCAAACATTATTAGGATCTTCCCATTCATCTTTTATCTTTTTTGTTTTTACTTTAGATAATGTGAATATACCCCTTGCCATATTTTACTCCGATACTAGGATGCCAGAAACTTGAAGATGTATTGATTGTCCTGTAGAGTTTCCTACACCTAATCTCATATTTGCTTCTAATCTCTTTGGTTGTTCAAGAAGTTCTACTACAGCATATTTTGGAATAATTAAATTTTTAACAATATATTTTGGTTTTTCATTTTCTGCTTGGGCGGCAACATAAATGAATCCGCGCATATCATTTGGATGATTTGCACACTCATATCTGTATGTTCCTGGAGTTATATTAGTTGTATCCCAACTTACTATTGATGTTCCTGCTCCAGTAACTCCTGTCGTAAATCCTGCACCACCGAATGCATCAACAATTGAAAATGGGTGGCTAGAATAAGTTTCGCTTACATCAAACCTAAGAATATCACCTTGATTTACATCAAAAGAAGTATCAGTATTATCAGTTAGTGTGCCATTACGATCACTTCCTGTAAAATAATAATCTAAATTTGTAGTTGAAGCTGCGATACTTACTATATTGAATGTTTGCTGAGCTGTTTGTGTATATACTGAGATCAAATGTGGTCCAGTATTAGTTTTATTACATGCACGAATGGACTGCAATACAGTTGGTTGATCTGTTGAGGTATAGACAGTTTTTGTTTGATTTGACGTTGCTAAACTAGTATCTCCAAGTCCAAATCCAAAATAATTACTATCATCTTGTTGTTCAATCGTCATATGAACATCAACAATCGTACTAATTCCAGATCTAGTATAATCTGTCGATCTCATCAAAACTTTATCCGATGGACCTAGTACAATTGGTTGTGGTAAAACTTCTACAGCACCTCCTGCCGAAATTGGTACGTTATATGCAAAATAACTTCTATCTGTTGATCCTATACCAGAAGCAGCTTCGTAATCTATAGCACCAATAATATTTACTTCTGTAGTTCCGGCAGCAACGTTACTTGCCATTATAGAACGAACAACATATCTAGCGCTAACTGGAGTAGCAGGAGCTGTAAAAATAGTAGCACCAACTCCAGTAAGTACTTCTCTAACGCTACTAGAAATTCCAGAATTAAAATCTCCTGATTGCTGACCAGAACCGCCGACAGTTATTTCTACTGTATCATTTACGATTGCAAAACTATTACCAACTCCAAGGAAATTAAATTGAGTGACACCAGTACCAATTAATACTCCACCAGACTGAATACCAACTCCTTTTCCTCTAATGCCAATATTTACAGTGCTTCCATCAACTGAAAATGTATTTCCAGATCCAACAAAATTTAATTGAGTTATACCAGCACCAATAGATGTTCCTTCTGACTGAACACCAACTGCTGTTATAAAGGTAGTTGTAAATCCAGTGAGAGCAGAACCTTCACCACTGAATGATTGAGCAGTTACAACACCCGATATACTTGCATCACCAGATACTCCAAGATCACCAGTAAAATTTGCATCGGCACCAGAGACTGCTCCACTGCCGCCATCTATCCCTTCCGTTGCAGTTACAACACCAGCAAATCGAGCACCGCTTAAAATATTTGTACTAATTAATTGGGCCTTTGTTTGTTGCTCCGACATTATATTTCAATGGATCTTTTTTATATTTATAACTATGAAATATACTCAGAAATTAAATTTGTTGTTCTTAGACTATAGACTTTATTGGGAGTGTTTCCACTTCCTGAAACTTCAGTAAATATGAAAAGTCCGTACAGCAGTCCATTGTGATCAGTAGTTGGACCCGTATTACCACTCGGTGTTCCATTACTACCTAAATTCCAGAGACCTTGTATAGTATTATTAATGCCTGTGTTTACTACCTGGAACGTTCCATTATGGTCTAGAGGCTGAGTTTGTCCACTACCACCTCTTTCAAAATTAGAATCGCCAATGTCGATTGTAGATAAAACAGTTGAAGTTCTAGGATCTTCTATATCTATGTCGTCTAGTGCAAAATCGCCCCTATATCCACTTCCAGACGTGTAATAGAAATAAACTACTCCATCATCTGGCAATTCAACTAAAAGTTCTCCCCATGCAGCTGCGCTAGTGCTCTGTTGCTGTCCACTAAAGGAGGTAATAAGACTTCCTCCATCTTTACTAAATTCTATAGTAGTAGGAGCAGTAGAGAAATCTGGAGCATATGCCATCGCAAAAGACCCTATATTTACGCCATATGCATGATAAGGAATTCTTAGTTGGTATGCACCACCGCCGCCGGATACCACTGAGGCTAAACCAGTTCTTCTTGTTGAAAGAAAAGATTCAGCGCGACCTCTGTAAATACCTTTTTCAGTAGCATTTTTTTTCTGACCTGTTCCAGTTCTAAAACTTCTTACGCCCATATTTAGATGTCTGTATCGCCAAGAATTTGGAAATTAACAACGGTTCCGATTCCAGATCCTCCGTTAGTTGAAGGTAAAATCTCTACAACTATTCGATCACTACCCGTCATTGTAATTGGATAGTTTGTTTCATAGAAAAATGTTTCACTTTCAGCGAGATCAACTCTTGCCATTCTAAAAGCAGTATTTGCATGACTAAGTACGTTTTCACCAGTGGGATAAAAGTAAAGAGAACTGACAACAGAACCAATTCCGATATTATGCATTACAATTCCTTTGACATAACTTGTACTCGTTACGCCAACAGGAGTTACTGATTGACCCACAGTAAAAATACCAACAGTCGTGACTCCTGTCACTGAAATTACATCACTCAGTTTTGTCTTTTGAAGAGTCATCTTATTTTCTAAGTTTTTTTATTATTTATTAAAAGAACAATGAACCAGTAATATCTCCTGAAGCACCACCACCGCCACCTCCAGCAATACTAATATCAATAGTAGCATCACCAAGAGCGTTCGATCTAAATGCAAACGTATTTCCTGCACCGATAAAGTTTAATTGAGTTGCAATGCCAACAAAACTACCTGCAGATGAAATTCCAACAGCAGCATTAAACTGAGAACTAACCCCCGTTAATCTATTTCCAAGTCCAGAAAAAGTAACCGCATTAACGGTTCCAAGACCACTCCAAGAAGGTCCGCCAGTACTGATTTTTGATGGTGTGACAGCGCCATCAAGAACTGTATCGGTTCTATTTGGAGATGTCCCCTGTAAACTTAATCCATGAAAAGTAAGACCACTTTTTGGTGGAATTACAAAAGTGACTTCTGCTGGATGTGTCTCACTGATTGAATATGCTGAATATGGTTCTTGAGTGATGCCACCAACATTTAATAGATACTTCTCTGGTTGTCCAGGAAATCCAGGAGATCCATTTATATTAATAGGGAAAGTAGTTCTATTTCCATCAAATAAATGAGCGATAGTATCAACTTTTTTAATGTCTCGTGAAGAACCTTCATAAAAACTTCTCCACTTGGTTCCATCCCAGCGATAAAAGAATTCACCAGTAAAAAATACTGTTCCTATTCCTGGATTATCTGGAAAATTAAGTCCCATTATTTCAATACTTTTTTGTATTTATATGGTTTTTACTATTATTAATCGTAGATTCGTTTTTTACCACCATCAAGAACCATACCAGAGAATGAGGGACTAAAATTTGATCCAGAATTAGTATCCCAAATTACAAGACGATAATATTCAGTACCATAAAACCATGTTGGTTCAGATGAATCAGACTTTGGTTTAATTCTGCATGTTCCGACTCCACCTGATACAACTATTTCTCCATCCAAGTTGTTGAGATAGAAAGTTTGCCCAGGTGCGGGTCCAGGATCTGGTTGATCCCAGTCAGCATCATAAGAGTTTCCATAACTACTACCTTCTTCACTTCTGTTTCTAATTTGGAAGTAAACAACAGTTCCATCTGCAACTGGTGCGTTAAAGTCGAAATCATATGTGGTTCCTTCATATACAGCAAATCCTGGTGCATTTATCCAGGAAAATTGTGGTTCAGAAATACCTATAGTTGAACCAGTAGCGACTAGATTAGTTCTTGCGGAATCGGTATATACTTTAACAAAATAATCTTCCCATTCATTATTATCATTATCTTGTGCAATAGAAACGCTGACAGTTGTTGTACCTGGAATTCCTAAAATGGAAGTATCAGCAACAGATACAATAGAAGAACCAGTTGGCGAAGAAAAGTCTGCAGATGTTGCTCCAGTGTTAGATGCAACTTCCCAATACAAAGTAGTTCCATCAAACACATCTGTAGTATTAATAGTTGAAATAGCTACTGCATTTTCTGGTGTTGAGAATGGTGATATTATATTATAAGTTGGATTTTGAGAAATGTCAGTGATAGTTACAGATGCAGAATTTGCAACATTATATTGTTCATCCAATGAAGAATCTGTATAGAGTGACATATAAAATGTCTCGGAACCTTCAGTAGTTTGATCATCCGTCGCTCGAATAGTAACAGTACCAGTATTATTATTAATTGTTACTGATCCATTCATTGCATCAAAGTCTGCGGCTTGACTAGGCATTATAATTTTCCAATATAAAACGGTTCCATCGAATATATCGGTTGTAGTAACTCCAAAACTAAAATGAGATCCCTCATTAATTGAAGATGGCACATTAGTCCATGTATATGTTGGATCTACGGATGTATCATTAATCGTAGTTGGGGCAAATTGAGTGCCCAAAACATATGAAGTTGCCGCCGCACCAGTTCTAGCTACAAGACTAAATGTTTCACTTCCTTCTGTAAGTTGATCTAGAGTTGGTGTTAATGTAACTACGTTTGTTCCAGAAGCATCAATTGTAAATGAACCTGACATAGATGTATCAAAATCTGCAGCAGTTGAAACTCCAGATACGGCATAATATACGGTATATCCAATTGGAGCACCAGTTGTGGTAAATGTGAAATCTATATTACTTCCTTCATCTACAGATGGAGCACTTGGTAAGATTTCAACTTCTGGATAATCTGCTGTATCATTAATTTGAATACTTTCCGAAGTTGTATATATTCCTCCAGTGTATCCTCCAGATCTGATATTAATTACAAATAATTCTGTGCCTTCTGTGATATAATCAGGCTCTATATTAATAGTTGTTGTTGATGACGCAACACCTCCCCCACTTGCTCCATCAAGAGAAACTATTCCATATGACACTGTTACAAAATCATCATCATCAAGATTAGCACCAAGAGCACCACTGCCATCAAGTGTGTAGTATACTAAACCAGGTATTGGTTTATCGGTAGTGACATCAAATGTAAAAGAACTTCCCTCATCTACTGATGTAGAAGAAGGCGTGACAGTATAAGTTGGATCTTGAGATGAATCAGATATTACAACAGTTTTTTGATCTACAATTTGACCGGTAATACTTCCCCTGCGAAGAGAAATTGTAACGGTTTCAAATCCTTCGGTAAAATAATCTTCTGTAGTTGTAAATGAAAAAGATCCTGCATCATTATTAATGGTAAAATTACCAAATGTGGAGTTTGAGGTGAAATCAAATTGATTTACATTCACTCCAGTCAATGTGTAATATAGTACAGTTCCATCTAAAAGGTTAGTAGTTGTAACATTAAAAGTTACTGTTTGATCTGTTGTTTCATCTAAAGAGGTTCTAGATGCAACTACATCAAAAGTAGGACTTGGTGGTGTTCTACCAGCAGCATTTCCAGAAGTAGCAGACGCGATAATAGGCATTAGTCAAAAATAGTTAGTTGTCCGAGTACTTTCCACGCATTATTTACTCTAAGCATTGTAAATGTTACAGTATCTATGTTAAGTGTGCTTGGTGTTGGTTGAACTCCACCTTGCCACTTGATCACTTGGGCAACACCATCTATTTTAAATCCACTAGGAACATATCCATTTACTCCTTGATCCAAAATCAAAGTCATTGCTATTGCTCTGTTATTCTCAGTTGGTACATTAGTAGCATCAATAGTAAAATTACCTGCAATTGAAGTATGATACCATAATGCACTGGTTTCTAAATCATGTGTAACATCACCACCTCCACCAGCACCGGTTAAGTTTCCAACAACTTCAGTAACCTCATTAATATTGAGGAATCCATCAACAGTAAGAATAGATGCAGATAGGTTTGATATTGTACATATGCCAGTTGCATTTAAACTATTAAGGTTTGTTGGACCGGAAATAGTGGTAATTCCAGAAATATTAACCTTATCTAATTCGGATTGTCCACGTAATGTGTTTCCAGAATCAGAAGATATAAATCTTGAGTTATTATTGTTGTAAATTTCAATGCCACCATTATGAGTTATAGAAAGTATATTCTCTGATGTCTGTATTCTTAAATCATTTAATCTTGGATTATCAATGATGCTTCTTGTTCCGTCGTGATATATTTGTAAATCAGTGTTATCACCCAAAAGAATTTTCTTATTATCAGCAAATGTAGCTGTAGTAAAACCTACTGTATTTGAAAATGTAGAAACTCCAGTGACACTTAAATTATTGAGTTCTGCTGCTCCACTAGAAACAAAATTTCCTACCGAAGAAGCACCAGATACGGTTAAAGTAGTTGCATTAATATTAATAATATCAATTTCACCAACGTTAAATGGTGCCGCATCAATCCAGAATCGAGCAGTGCCTACTCCAGCGATTGCCTCATCGTAGTAGACATAAGTTCTGCCATCCATGACATTATACCAAAGGTCTCCCCCATCTGGATCAGCTGGTGCTTCAGTTCCAATACCAACAGTGGACTCTCCAGCACCTTCAAAAAATACTGTTCCAATTCCAGAGTCGTAATAAACAGTTGCAACACCAACTCCTCTAAAATCAAATAGAGTGACTGCCGAACCAACTAAAGTTCCTGGAACATTAAGATCATGTGGACCAGTTGCAATTCCAATACCATTTAGTTCGGTTACGCCTTGAATACCAGCGTATCTACCACCACTAACGTAAATACTTTTTCCACTAAAACTTACTCCATGGGGAAGATTATCTCCCATAAAGTGTAAGACACCTGCTTGATAATCAAAAAACCATTCGTCATTATTTTCAGAACCAGCAGCAAATAATTGAGTTCCACTTGATGCAGCATTAGCAGCATCTCCAGAAGTATGGAGATATATTTTTACTGCATATGTTGCACCAAATTCTGGTGGAATCCAATCAGTATGTCCAGTTGTCCAAGTTCTATTTAATGTTGCAGTACCATCCGCAGTAGTTTCTACTGGGTTTGTTGTTGGATAAACTGTTACAAGATTTGTACTACTTGCGGGCAATGCGGTAGGTACTTCGTCTGATTGTGCCCAGACATTGCCACCTCTCATAAGTATGGGACTAGCAATAGACTCATTATTTGCGTGCTTATTAGCACTTATATCGGTCTTTGCTTTACCATAACCAAGTTTTTTCCAAAGATAATCAACTTTTTGGGAATCTGAAATTGCCATTTTTTAAATAATCTCCTAACTTATGCTGAGGCTTGATACGGTTTGACCTGTGTTTAGGGCAATTCTAACTAAAACAACATTACCAGTAGCATTACTCATATTTTCACTTCCCAAAGTCAATGTAAATGCATCATTTATTGCTGATCCTGTTGTAACTCTATCACCAGAAGTAAAGGCACAACCATCACTTCCATTACCACCAGCACCAGATCCTGGAACGCCAGAACCAGCATATGTGGCACTGGCATTTAACCATCCATTTAAACCACTAGTACTATCTATTTGAGTTCCTGGTGCAGCAATCCAAAGACCATGAATGCCAGTAGAACTATTAATATTTACAGTAAAGTTTGCAACTAATTGTCTTCTAAATGCAAAAGTAAAATATTGAGTTCCTGTATCAAGAGTTCTATCTGGTCCTACTGGTAAGTATCCATTAGAATAATCAGTAACATCATGCTTCAGGACGCCAAATCTAATAGTTGCCTCTTTTGTTCCTGATACTCCAGGATCAGAAGACTCAGTATATGGATTGTTAGTATAGAAATTAGTAGATCCATTAAATGATGGATTATCTGCGGTTGCTGCGTTAAAGTCAAAGATTCTAACACCATCGTCATCATAAATTGATCCTAGTGCATCAGCGACAGGAATTGCAATCTCACTAATTCCACTTTGTTCCGCATTATGAACCATAACTTTAGTAACAAGATCACTTGTATATGAACCAAATCCATTATTATTTTGTGCGCGAACTTTTAATTTGTTGATACACTTAACATTGGCACTAGTTATGTCAACAGGCAAAATTCCCACATCATATCCAGTTATTGTACCAACTCCCGCATTTGGAATTGATCCTGTCAACATTGGAGAAATGAGATTATTAATTGCGAGATAATTGAAATCACTATTGGTTATTGAACTTCCAGTTGTTCCCTCCAAATTCGTGGAATCATCAATTTCAATAATATTTGTAGCATCTGCATAAGTATTTCCTGTCAAATTGTCTACTGATAAACCACTTACTCTGATTTGATCTCCTGTCCTATAGTGAGGAATTCCAGAGACAAACCTTTTATTTGATCCACTTAACTCAGTAACTTGTGCAGATGCAATACTAACGGTAGGAGTTACTGTTAGATAGTCACGCATAAACTCGGCAACATTTGTATTACCACTTTCAGTATGAGTTAGTTGCATACCATTCATACCAAATGGTAAAGACGAACTGGTAATACCTGCTTTAAATCCCCTAGCAAATCCAGGATAATAAATGCTATTTGCAAGTGTAACATCATCACCATCCGCGTCTAAAAGTTGATAATCTTGTTCGGAGAAAATTATCAAATCGGTATAAGTTCCAGATTGATCACCAGTAGTGAGAGTTCTTCCACCACGACCTACTCCATTCACTAATGCCTGTAAAAATCCACTGTCAGCATTATATGCAAAAGATTGAAGAGGTCCAGCAGTTGCGACTCCAGTCACTCTATTTACAGCATTTCCTGCAGTTAAACTCGTTCCACCTGGAATATTATCGGCAAATCCAACAGCAAGTCTTGCAGGTACTCCAACAGTTGCTGGTGGTGGTAAAGTTTTAGTGCTTAAATCATTTGGTAAAGTTGGAGTATCTTCATATACTTTGATTTGTTTTGTGCCACTTAGTGGAAGAATTGCTGGATCAGCAGTTGTATGTGTTGCGAGAGTTAAAGTAATCGTATCTAATCCAGTGCTCTTTGTACCTTCAACCCACTGATGCCCAAGTCTAGGAGCACTTTCACTGGCTCCACCACCAACAGTATTACTATTAACAAGAGAAATAGCAGATTCATCTCCCCAATTTATGGAATATGTAGGACTTACTCCATTTGATGTTCTTGTAGTATTATTATCTAAGTACAGGTATTCTCCCTCAAGAACATATAGATCGTTTCCTGTAAGTGCAGTTCCTCCAGTGGTTGTTCTGTAAAGTTCAAATGTGACATCAGGATCTGGAGTGTATACAGTAATATAATTGCTTCTAGTCTGAGTTTGACTACTTCCTGCTCCAGCACCACTACTATCTTTTGCAGTTACTGCAACACTGAAAACTCCTCCAAGAGGATTAGTATAGGTATGAGATTTATTAGCAGTAGATTGATTGTAGTCAATATTTCCATCTCCCCAATCATAATCATAAAAGTCAGCATTGCCAGTATGAGTTACTGTTGCAGTAACTGTAAGTGGAGAACCTCCAGCAAGTGTATCTGCTGAAAAATCAACTTCTGTGACTGTAGTATTCTTAATTATATTAAGTGCCAATTCATTAAGATCATCAATACTATCAATTAATTTAGTATTAGATGTAAATGTATTGAGTGCGCCAGGTGTTACTAAATTGCCATCTGTATTTCCAGTTCCAAGAGTTAAATTGCCACCTTCTCCTAAGTAACTATTTGCCGAAACAACGCCTACAAAATTTTTCTCAGTAGATGAAATTGTTCCAGATAATACACCCTTATTATAAATGTATAGAATATCTTCATCTGCACTCGGTATACTTTCTGCAATGATGAATGTGTCAGAATCAACGTCTCTTAATCCAGCAAGACTATTCCAAACATTACCCCCACCATATCCTTCAAATGTATTGAGAGTATTATTGTATCTTATTTGACCTATTTCTGCAGGGGAAGGTCTTTCAGTTGTTGCACCAACTGGAAGTCTAAGAGTTGCAGCACTATCAATAACAACTGAAGACTTGAAAGTAGCTAGTTGTTCAACTGTTAATGAATTATCGATACTGGTTTTTCCGCCAATTATAACAGTATCTCCACCTCCAACAATGTTTGCTTCATTGGAGTAAACATTAAATACTGTTCCAGATGATCCAACAATGAACTGATCTGTGATAGTAGCTGTATTTGATGCTACTTTTCCTTTAACGTCAAGAGTTGCATTTGGTGTTGTAGACCCAACGCCAACTCTGTTTGTGATAGAATCTGCCACAATGAGGTTTTCATTAACCTCAATACCATTTTTTACGACAAAATTCTTACTTACTGCCATTTCGGGTTCACTCTCCCCCGCTTAGTTTTTATTATTTATACTATGTTAAAGTACTACCATAATCTTCAATTTTTATATAACCATAATCATTATTGCCACCAACAGTTGAAGAAATTATAGTAATTTCTCCATTAGAATATCCAGATCCACCTCCACCACCGGATCCATCCGATAATGCTGCTGATCCACCTTCAACTCCAGCGCCTCCACCTCCTTGATTTCCACTACCATTTCCGCCATTTCTTCTAAAGTTTCCTCCTGCTTTGTAACCTCTATCTATCTGTGCGGTTTGTGTAATTTCAGTTCCACTAGAGTTTCTATACTTTATATTACCTAAGTTTTGACATTGAGAATAACCTTGATTCGCCCAGTAATCGCCTACAGTACACGTTGAAAGTTTTCCTCCAACTACGTTATTTGCATTATTACTATACGATGTAGTGTTATTAAAGTTCACTGTTTTTGCATACGATCCAACGTCATCTAATTCACCGATATCAAATCTTACTCCTCCGTTTCCACCATTTCTTCCTACACCGTCTTCTCCAGCAAGATTTACTCCACCACCATCACCACCTCTATTATTTTGTCCACCACCGCCGCCTCCGCCGCAGACTGCAACTCGGTTTGCTCTTCTATGAAAAATGGATGCTCCTCCCCCACCAACAACTCCACCAAAATCATTACTACCGCCAACTGAATATGGAACACCAAGTCTAATGAAGTATTCTTCATTTTGATTTAAAGTTAATCGGAAAGAAGATAATCCACCCTCACCACCACGATTTCCATTTTTAGTATCACCCTTAGAACCACCTAAAGTAATAAGAACATCAACATCTTTCTCTGTTGGATATATTACAATAGATCTTTCGTCAGAGTCATTTGCGTCAAATTCTAAGAATCCTTGATTGACTAAATCTTTAACTCCTCCACCATTCCAAGAAGAATCTACTAGTTCATACGCAAGTATAGACCTTGCAGAAACAACATTTAGTAATATGTCATCACTTACTACTTGAGAAGGTATTGCGTTTGGATTTGATACTGTGCAATTTACAAGATAAGTTCCAATACCAAGATTTTGTCCATCAATGTCCCCTGTCGTAACTGTATACGTTGTTGATTGATCGCCACTAGCATATGCACGTTCATTTATGATTTGTCCATCAATTCTCCATTGATATGATAATGCACTATTATCTGTAATAGATGCAGATACGTTAAAGGTTGCATTTTGGTTTTCTGCAGTAGTTACTGGAGTTGTAGCAACAGACACTGATATTTCAGGTGCAGTAATTACAATAGCTGTGTCAGAATCTTTCGGATCTACTACTGCATTTCCAGTTGTTCCATTTGCATATGCCGAAGGAATATAGTCTGCGCGAAGAAAAAATTGATCTTGGGCGTTTATGGGATTTAAAAGATTTGTGACTGTAAGACTTGTAGTTGCTGATCCAATTACGTTAATACTATCGATTAAAGGTCCGTTATTGTTATACCACTGATAAACAATTGATCCAGTATTTGATGATCTTTCTGTCTGTCCCTCTGGAAATATTGCAGTAGCAAATCCAGACAGTGTTACAGAACCTCGATGATTTGTCGTAAGTCCGACAGGATTTTCGGTGAAGACCAACGTTGGACCATTAAGATCCAACGTTGTATTTACGTTTGGAAATAATTCACTCATGAGAAGTTTTGACCTCCGATGACTCCATAGAGAACTCTTTGAGTTTCTAATGTTTGACCGTTAAGAATCTTGAATGAATAGATGTCAACGGCATTAGCAGCATTCGTTACAATTGGAACAACTCCTCCTGGCCATTTGACATCAACAACAGCACCATTACTTTGCATCTTGAATGAATCAATAGCAATACTCTTCGGAGGATTTGTATTTGTCACAACTAAAGTGAACGTACTACTACCATGCGGCGGATTCGCAACAATAAAGTCAGTAATATTTCCTGCACCACCACCAACATAGAAAGTTTGTGCTAAGCTGAGATCAAGAGTGACTTCACCAGAAACAGAATTAACTGTTCTAGCATCTTCAGACTGAGTTCTAATTCTTGCATGACCAAGAATGTCAACATCTGCTCTTGGTGCCGTTGTGCCGATTCCTAAATGTCCATCTGACTTAACAACTAAAAGATCACTTCCACTACCAACTTGGAAAGATGCCAACTCTGTAGGACTTTGAGTTCCAACAGAAATTTGTGAAGCACGAATCAATCCTGAAGTAACATTGTCAATTGTATAAGTTCCTACAGCAGTCAATGCTCCACCAACTGCCACTGCATTAGCAGTAAGAGTATCGGTAAATTCAGATTTGCCATTTACTTGGAAGGTCTTCGTAGTTTGTCCAATATGACCAACTTCTAAGACAAATCTTGGTACTGTAGTGCCAATTCCAACATTTTTACTTAAATCACTATTATAGAGAGCATCAGTAGCATTGTCCCATCCAGTTGCTGCAGCATTTAAGTTTGTCAAATATTGACCAGAACCAACAAATTCAGTTGCAGTAATCATTCCAGAGATATTGGCATCGCCAATTATGTTCAGAGAATAACCAGAAGCAGTAGTTCCAATTCCAACACCATCTTCATTAACAGTGAATATATCAGAACCAACTCTTAAGAGAGAATTTAAAACACTAGTTGCTCCGATTCCCAATTTGTCAAGAGTGTTAATATCAAGATCCTTAGAAAGACTTACATTACCAAATCTTCTCCAATCATTTGCTTGTGTATAAATCCATCCAACATATCCTCCCTCATCTGGATTTGCATAGTAAACAACATCACCTGGGTTTCCAGAAAGAACAGGAGTAGAAATTCCTACAGTTTGTTTTCTAGAAACAGTAGCATCACCCTGAAGGAATAATGAATTTGCTTCAATACCTTTGGGAGAGTTCGAAGTGATCTTATTATTAACAATCAGAGGACCATTAAATTCAGATGCAACCTTGTTGTCTGCACCACCCTCAACACGAATTGATCTACTGAAAGATCCTTCAACAGGACTAATTACATTAAGTGCAGGTACGTTTGAAATATCCTCACCAGTGATCGTTTTAATAGGAGTATCAAAGATTTCTTCACTTCCAGTAATTGTACTTAATTTTTTATTACCAGAGTAAGAAATACCCTTATCATTCATTCCTGTGTAGAAGTTAATTCCACCTTCTCTCTTAGTTGATTGTGCTAAGAGTTCTTCATCTGCACTGATTTGTCTATCTTGCTTATCTGGTAATGCAGTTGAGTAATTACCAGGACCGAATCCAACATATTCAAAAGTATGACCAGAAGCACGAATAATCGAGTGTCTTCTAAATTCAACAGGATTTATAAAAATCTTTCTGACAACTGAATTTGCAGCATGTGCCTTTCTTCTTGTTCCCAGAACGCCACGGAAAACAGTTAAAGGATTCAATCCCGTAACAGTTGTTTTAATCCTTACAATTTCATCTTCAATTGCAAGATAATCTCCAATATTAACATCGAGTTGTGCTATTCCAGATAGAGAAATGTTTTCATCTGATGGACTTGAAATTGTTGCAGAAAGCGTAGTTGTTATACCTGCATAATTTGCAACCATTCTTCCATTGAGATTTTCATTATCAACTGTGATAATACCATCATTGGATGAAACACCTTCTCTGTAAGCAAAGATTGTGCCAGTTGCGGATGGAGATGCAGTTCCTACACCAATTCTAACTGAGAATGAATATGTAGGAAGTGATAAATCGTCAAGAATTTCTGTAACAATAAAATCACCATTATATTGAGATTGATTTGCTCCAGTTAATTTAACTTTTTGGTCAACAGCAAGTCCATGTGCATTTGAAGAAGTTACAGTTGCAATACCAGAAGTATGATCATAAGTTAAACCAGAAACTCTTATTGATTCTCCCGTTAAGTATCCATATGCCTCAGCACATGCTGTAACACCGAGACCCAAAACAGATCTGTTTACATTAGTATTAACAGATACTGCATTAAAAGTTCTATCTGATGTGACACTAGTAATTCTGTAAAGATCATTAAATTTTGAATATCCCTCAGATGAAATACCAATTACTTTAACAGTATCTCCGACATTACTGTAAACTGAATCAACACGAACTACCGCTTCAGAGAAACCTGTTGTTTGAGCAACTCCAGCGACAGTTAAAGTATTACCAACACCATATGCACTACCACCATCCATCAATTTAACAGCAGTAATTGTACCACTACCGTTTACAGTAATTTTAGCAGTAGCATGTTTGCCATCACTAGCACCACCAACTAATCTTGCATTGTAAATATTTGCTGGTGCTCCAGAACCGTATCCAGAACCAGGATTAACAATACTCAAGCTAGTAGCTCTATTAAAACCATGATCTACTTGAGTGTAAATTGTATGAGCAGTTCCTGACTGAGAAGCAAGATCAGTTATACCAAAACCAATATTAACATCACGAACAAATTTATTTGTAGTTTCTTTGGTTACACTCTTCTTAGGATCATTTACAACAACTTCACCAATCAATCCAGAAGATGCGAAACATTTGGATTCATCTGGATCTGAGTTTGGAGTATCTCTGTCAGTTTGTGGGAAAAGATTCTTAACTGGTTGAGAGAATTTTTCTTCAGTAAATGGTGTTACTGTTGGAGAATTGGATGCATTAAGAACAGTCAGATAATATACACCATCTTGCTCTCCAGCAATGTACTGTTGAGACTCACTAATTCTATAAGTATAGAATGTATTATCAAATTTCTTTCTCTTAAAGTGAGGAAGATCTACAGTTCTTAATGTAGTATCAGTGTCAAATGCGCCAGGATTTGTTGCAAGACCAACGGTAAATTGCTTTGCACTATTAATTCCTGTTACAGAATAATTTCTATTAAATCCAGAATTTCCAAGACCAGTTGGATTTAGAGTACTTTTGACATTGATAATTTCGACTTCAGAACCAATTGAGAGTTTGTGTGGAAGTTCTGTATCAATTCTTGCTTCAAGGTTTGACCAATTAGCACCTGCAATAAACTTAAAGTTTCTTTGCTGGTTTACATTCGTAATAGATCCAGTTCCAAAGTATGTTTGAATTTCCGCATCAGTTGATCCAATTGATGTATTAGATTCTTGTAAAATAAATCCATCTGTAGGTGGTCTTGAAACATCTGCTGTTGATGGAATTACATATCTTAGTTTGTATAGAATATCTTCTGCGTTTCTATTATCAGTTTTTCTAGATATGAATGTTCTTGGGGTTGCTGATCCAAGATTTGCCACTCCAAGTCCGACTACTGTAGAATAAATCGTATTTTCAGTTGAAGCAGTTGAAACCTTTACATACCACTGATTGTTTGTGGTATCAAACTGAATTGGGTGTCCAATATCACCGGAGTTTTTATCAGAAACTCTACTTACAACACGTAAATTACCACCTTTTTCATTAATTACGACATTATCCGCATTAATCGCATCGTTGAACGTTTTAGCAATTTTAATATTTCTATTGGTGGTCAGTCCACTCAGAACATTAGTATCAGTAATAGCATAGTAAACAGTATTTGGACTTAATCCATCTGGAAGTTGACCATCATCACTAATAACACGAATAGATTCTCCATTTGCAAAAGTATGGGCATTTTTTAATGTAATTACATTATCAAATCCATCTTTACTGTATCTTCCAATACTATTAATTCCAGATACATTTCTTTCAACACTAAAAGTCTTCTCAGAACTTGTCTGAGATCCAGACATTACAACTCTTGCTTGGTATTCATCGGAACCAATGAGAAGTTTTACTTGATCATTTTCTCTAGCACCAACTCTGTATCCCTCAAGAACATTCTCTGGTGGAACGTCTTGGTTAGTTTGATCATATAAGAATAATTGTCCAGTAGAACCAACACCAACTGTCTTAGATACATCAATTGCCTCAAACTCAAGAGAACTTTCGGTCAGAGGAATTTCTTTTGGCGGAATGATGTGAGTAATATATCCAATGTCATCTTGAGCAAATGCATCTGCCTTAAATCCTTCCGCAACCAGTGCTTTAGCACCAAAGTTGGAGTTGGAGTTGGTGATAGAAATGTCACCACCAGATTCAGTTACAAAGTGTTCTGCAAATCCAATAGCGAAAACAGAAACTGCCTGAATAATTGAATTATTTGTAACCTTAATATGGAAGTTCTTATACTTTGGTTTATATCTTGCTCTGGAATTATTACTTATTGTTTCATTACCAGCAATGGTATTGTCATCATAATTACCTGTTGGTGGAGAATCTTGGTTAAAGACAACAAATGCCTTATCATCCTTTTGAAGACCAATACCCGTGAACTGTGCCACGACCATTGACTTGAATCCAGTAACCTTATCTCCATCAGCAAGCATTCCGCACATACCAAAAACGGATCTCAGAGAGATGTTGAAGATATATGGTGATGCTGATGTTACTGTATCAGACTGTAATGATAAAGATGCACCAGCAGTAGCAGGAAGTGCAATTGCTGGAGGATTTTGGACTTTGTATTGAATTTGAGTGGAAGATAATTTCTGATTTACGACAAATTGACCATTATATCCACCAGCAACAACACCTTCAACTCTAAAGGGAGTATCAACATCTAATCCATTTACATCAATATTTGTAGTTACTGTAATTGTATTACTTGGAGTAGTTCCATCACCAGATCTAATACTGGTAATACCTACAGAAAGACCTGATGATCCAACAATTCTCGTTTCATCAATTTTTGGTTGAATATCTAAAGTATTAGTTGGGAAGTCTGGTTCAATAGGTCTTCCAGAGGACTGACCATAGACAAGTCCAACCTTAGCATAATACATTTCGAGATCTGTCAGATCCGACTCAAAATTAAGAAATTCGTCTCTGATAAAGGTACGATTCCTTCCATCTGCATATTCAAAACATGCAAGTTTGTGGTGAGAGAAGTTTGGAACTGCAGTATTCGCAGTGTAATCTCTATAAACAACTCCATTTGGATCACC